CGGCCTTGGCTTCGGCTTCGGCCAGCTTGCGGCGGGCTGCCTGCGTATTGTGAAGAGCCGCTTGGTAATTTTCGCGGAGTTTCCGATCTTCCTCACGGCGCTTCTCCTCTTCCTTGATCTTGATATCGCTGCTAACCTTGCGCCCACCGAGAATCCCCAGCAGGAACAGCACAGCAGCTATCGCAATTGCCACGATGTTCAAATCACACCTCCGGAGTTGCAGCTTTCTTGCTGGGAACAAACGAGCCGACGGTCTTAAGGGCGGCAATAGCGACGTTGGCACCAAACGCCAAGTCGGCCAGATGCGTGAACGCGTTCGCCTGCACCTCGGTCAGGCCCGGCGTGAAGCGGATGCAAATAGCCAGTGCCGCGAATGCCCACACCTTGAACGATGTCAAGTTCTCTTGAATCTTAGCCCACATGCTAAAGCTCCTTTTGCCAGTAACAGACTTCGGTGCCTGCCCATGAATAGGCCGGCGTGTACGCGAGAAAGCCTGCCCGGATCAGGCTGTTGGAACTAGCCGGGTTGCTGGCGCTGGTGTACGTGATTAGGCGTTTGAGCCCCAGCTTGCGCGCGAACCGCACGCGGGCCCGGATGAGACGGGCGTGTATGCGCCGGCCGCGCTGGCTGGCAATGACACCTGCTAGGCACAAGAATGCAAATCCGTACTTCTCGGGCTTGAGCCCGGCAAACCCAACTGGCTTCTTGCCGTCGACTGCCAACCACCAGTAGCTGTCGTCCAGTTTTCTGCGGTCATTTTCCGCGAAGCACGCCTCCTGCAGCTTGAGCAGCGTTTCCGAAACCTTGGCGCCGGCGTTGCCGGGGGACGCCACGAGTCCAACCGTTATGGAGCTAGCTGGCAAGTTTGAACTCCTCGCGCAAAACGACTTGGAGCGCCGCCATGTCGAACTTTGTGCCGGGGCACGTCTTGTTCGCAAACTCGCTGTGCGGGTGGAAATCGGAGATCAGCAATCCGAATCGTCGCATCCAAGGGACAAGGACTCTTCGAGCAGCGATCCGAAGCATCCAGTCATCGGGTCCCAGAAGGTCGTAGTTCCCAACAAAACAGAAGCCGAGGGAGTCCGCGTTGTGGCCGGCCGTGTGGGCCCCCTGTAAGAAGTCCGGCCTCCCAAATAGGCACCCGAAGTCCCCGCCAATAAGTTCAATACCTGCATGGTATCCAATGTCGCGCCACCCCATTTCTTGGGTGTGGTATCTTTCGATGGCACCCCACGAATAAGTTGACCCGTCTACGGTGGCGCTATGGTGTACTATTACCATTCGTGGCGCTAGTACCAGCATGCGGCGTGCCCCCCATGTTACGGACGATCCAACGAATGTCTTCCCGCATCCAGCGAAGTTCCTCTTCTAGAGCTTCGTGGCGCGCGGTTTCTTTGCTGTCTGTAGCCAGACATCGCTGGTCTATTTCACCTCTGGAATACACGTCGCGGTTTGCAAACGCCATGAACAGCGTGACTAGCACAGTAAGCACGCCTACCAATGCCAGCTTGTACAGTTCCGATTTAAGCGGGGTTGGCTCTCTCATTTAGCCCCCGCACTTCTGGCCGCGTTAAGGCGGGCCGTTTCGTCCATGACTGCAGTGACCGATCCGAAGTTCTTGAGCATGTCCCTAGTTTCACGGTCGATGACCATGGACATGGCTTCGTGTTCGACAATGCCAGACACGTCTGGAACTGGTATTCCGTTAGAAATGAAGGCTTGGTGCGCGGCGTCCATGCCGCGAACGTCGCCGTCGGCTACCGCCTGATGGTACTCGAATGCCAGCCGGCGCAGCAAGATTGCCTTGGTTTCCGTGACCCGGCGGTTGGCCTCCATTCGCTGGGATTCGAGCTTGTCGTTGACTCCGCGCAGCTGGGTGGCGATGCTGAGAAGGTCGCCACGTTCGCCCTTGTGGCTGTTAAGCCAGTTGAGATCGAGTTCGCGGACAAGTTCCCCGCCCGGACCACGGCGTTCGCCGGTAAAGGGCTCGGTACCACGTGCGATGTTCTGGCGCACCATTGCGGCCAAAGGCACGAAGGTCTCGAGCGCCTTCAGGAGGTTGGCGTGCGCGGTGGCTACGTCATCCGGGTTGCCAGTGCCCATCAGGCGCTCCGAAGATACCATGTTCCAGTTTTCCATGGCCAGCATTAGATCCATAGAAATAGAAGTAAGATCTTCAGATCTCTTGGGCAAGAATCCAAATCCCACATAGGATGTCATATCAATGCCAAGATCCTGCGCCGCAACCCGGGAAATGTATCCGGACATGGCCAGATACGAAATGATGTTACCCGGATTACGCATGGTCTGGGACGCCAGTTCTTCGAGCTGCTTGGGAATAAATGACATAAACTGAGTAGCAGCCACAGAGCCGGATTTGCTAATGCGCGCAAATATCGGAGGTTTACCAAGTTGTCCGAACAGATGATTAACTTCTTCAGCCGCGCGTGACGCCTCTACCATGATACGCTTTTCGAGCCCGGCGTTCTGAACCTCGCGCCACGTGGACAGCCCGAGGCGCTTCATGTAGTCTTCCTTGGCGGAATTGAACGTCATAGAACGGATATAGTTTTCAGCCGTAGAAATGGAGGGCCCCCCGGCATGCACAGTAGACGCTTGCTGGGCGACGGATTTCCACGACGGGTTCTCGAAAATTTGTGTAAACTGATCGCCAATACCCGCCGCTCTGGTTAGAGCTTGCCCCTCCGGATTCCCGAATGCGAACAAGGATTTGAGAGTACGAAATGTGCCAAAACGCGGAGAATTGGTGGCTACACCAGTTGCCACGGCCATGGGGAAGTATCTCGCGTTTCCAGTAAGGGCTCCCGAATACGCAAGGGATGTTGCAGCCATGACTACGCGGCCGGCATCGCCGGGGTCGTATACGGGGATTGGCTTATCCCCCATGAGTTGTTTCCACGCGGACTGAAACGCCGGAGATCTGCGCAGAGCAATGTTAATATCCTTGATCTTGCTATCGGCAAGGTTGCCCAGCATGGACGGGGTGCCCTTGAAGTTGTTGATCAAGTCGTTGGTGTAGTTCATGAACCAAGCGTCAGCCGGATTCTCTTTGACAAACTTCTTGGCCGCGAACTGCATATCCTTGAGCATGGGCTCGATGTGCAGCTTGCGGGAAGCTGCCCGGCTGTAGATGTCCAGCGCCAGCAGCGGATCCCGTTCGTACGCGCCCTTGCCAGTACGGTCCAGCAAATGCGCAGCAAACGTCTTGGCGCGCGGAGATGCGCCAATTAGATCCAAAGGTATGGATCCGTTAGCCAATTGCTCGGCGGACAGCACGTGGTTGATGTACCCAGTGATGTACCGCTCGGACGGCGAAATACCCTGCTTGTCGGCCATGTAATCGAACATGCCCCGGATACGCCGCATGGACACGCGCATGTCGTCATCGGCGGCCAGATGGAGGGCCGTAAATGCTTCTGACCTAGGATCCGCGTCGAGCAGGTCAAACAACTGTTCGCCGCGTTCTTTGCTGACCATCTTGCCGGCATTGCCGGCCTTATCCTTAACGCCAGCACGCACGAGTTCCTGATCGAAGAACTCGGCCATGCGTTTCATTTCGAACTCAGCAGAGTACATGCCATTGCGTATACGCGCGTACATTTCTGGGTGCATGGACTTCATTACGCGCATGGGCTCTCGAAACTGGTACAGCAACGAGCGCAGCATGGCCGGCGGACGCAGCCCCAAGGATTCTGGGTACAGGCCGGGCGTGAACACGTCTCCCAGCTTTTCGCCCATGGTCCGCTGCCACGACGCCCGCTCCACGTCCGTGTGCATGGTCCGGCGCGGGAGCCACTTGTCTTCGAATTTGTACTTCGCGGTCTTGTGCTCGAGAAGTTCCATTCCTTCGGGGTCCGTCAACGGGCGTGTCTTGGCAAGCTCGTCGAGTTCGCCAATGCGCTTCACGCGTGCTTTTTCCAAGCGCGTAGCTGCCTGCCGGTTGGCCTTGGTCAACTGCGGCACGTCCAGCAGGCCATCGGCCGTCAGGTTGTGCGGCCTAAGCCCGTACCCCGATATGTACGCCGGGATGGACATCTCGCGCACAGCCACATCGTCAATGTCGGCGCCGGCTGCCAGCAGCCGGAATGCTTCGCCGCTCTGCTCCGCGTCGTCTGGCCCCATCAGGATGCGCTGCTGGAGGCCGGCTGCGTCGTACGCCGGATCCTCAAGGTCGATGATGGGGTGGGTCGAGTCGCCGGACAGAGCCGCCCGGCGCTCGGCGTTGATGACGGCGTTGATGTCTTCGGCCGGAGTGCCGGCTGCAGACAGGTTCAGGGGGATGTCCTTCGGCTCCATGGCCGCAAGCTGCTGGTACCGAGCATCCAGTTCCGCAACCTCGGAGGCTGGCGACCCGTCCCGCATCTTGGTCCGGATGGTGTCCTGAATGTTGGCAAGGATGGCCTTTTGCCTCTGTTCGCCCGACGCAAACGCCTCCGTGCTGGTGGACACAATGGTCCCCGTGTAGACCTTGTCCTCGACGGCTTCCGCCGCCTTGCGCGGAACTACATGCAGCAGAACAGCTTCCGAGGCACCGGGATCCTTGGCCGCCTCCAGAAGAGCCATGGACTTAGCAAGCTGTTTCCGGGCCTGCAGCAGCCGCACCCCGTCGTTGGGGCGCTTGGTGGTCTGGAAGGTCCGCTCGGCCTTGGCGACCCATTTTGTGCCATCCTCCACGGCCCGCAGCACATCCTCGAAGCCCTTCGTGCGGGCAGCGATGGCGCCGGTAACCCGGGCCACGGAACTGGCTGGCATGGACCTGCGCAACAGGTTGACCGCACCCGGCGCCATCGGCGCTGCCACCAGCATGGGGTCGTTGGCGATCTCCATGGTGGCGAAGATGGAGGAAGCCCCCGCCATGGCCGCCGTGCCGGCTGGGCCGTGGGAGGACCAGTTACGATAGATTTCGGCCCCATTGTCGCTGATCCCGGCTTCGGCTGCAGTGCGCTCGGGCGTGCCGTCGGCCGGCAGGGACTTGGCGCCGCCCGCCCCGGGCACGACATCGATTCCGTACCCAGCTTGTCCGGCTTCAAACACGTCCCGAAACTCGAGCAGATCCTCCCCGGCTTCCTCTGCCAGACGGAGCGATAGATCCCGCGCCACTTCCGTGGTGGCGTCGCTGGTCAACGGATGAAACGGCGTGCCGAGGCCCACGAGCCGCAGGCGCATGAGGTCGAGCCCGACGAGGGCCTGCCACTTCTTCTTCTGCTGGCCGGCGCTGTCTGGGATGGTGACTTCCGGAAACAGGCGCTGGGCAAACTCAGCCGGATGTTCGCCGCGCAGTGCCCCAAACCATGCTTGCTGTAACCCCAACACGACAGGAGTCACGGTGTTCGTGGCAATCGTGAAGTCGGCCAGCATGTCGCGTTCCCGAAGTGCGCGCTCGCCTTCGGCAATAGCGGAGTAGTCCACCAGTTCCCGGCGAAGCTGGTCGCCCTTGTCGTACCGGACATGGATATCCGGGGTCTTGTTCTTGAGGAAGGCCGCAATCTGCTGGCGTGCTGTGGGGCGGCCCTCAACGGTTTCTTGGTCCTCGAAGTAGTTGGTCTGCGCCTCAAGAGGGGCCCGGTCGGCCAGCAACTTGGGCGTGCCAACAGACGAAGTCGGAGCCGCTGCCGTAAGAACTTCGTCAGTGGCTTGGTCCGTGCCGTACACTGCCAGCTTCGCGGCGCTAGAATCAAACCCCACGCGCAGCAACGCCTGCTCCTTGGCGCGGAGACGATCAAGCTGTTCGGGATTGGTCGGCATGTGTATTGCTCCTATCGAGCCAGTCCGGCGGTAACCTTTTTACGGAATGCAGTGCGCAGAATGTCAATGTCGAAGTCTGGCGCGGTAAGATCGCCACTGGCTTCGCCCACGGTTTCGCTGAAGATTTGCAGCGCCCGGGCCGACACCTCCGCAGGAGAAGCGTCGGGATACGTAGTGCGGTACACTTCTTCGATTTCGGAATAGATGGTGCCAACGCGTGCGGCATGCTGACTGGCGAGTTCCCCGTTGAGAACACCGACCTGCGCCCTTACCATGCCAGCACGAACCTTTGCCGCGTTCTCGGGAGTACCAAACAGTTTCTCGGCGGCACCCGGATTCATAGCGCGAAGTGCGTTCTCAATGTTCGAGACATTGATCATTACGTCCTTGATCATCGATCCGTCCACGTACGTGGGCGCGCCTTCAAGCGTCTTGAACCTGCCCGTAAGCACCGTGGCGCCCGCCGGATCATCCGCAAAAATGGTGGCGATCTGCTGATCTTTGGGAAGACGTGCCAGTTCAGGATTCTGTTTGATGGCGTCCTGCCACTTCTGCAAGTACCCAATGGCCACGTCATCCATGGTGACCTCGCCGCCAGTCTTGGCCGCCGGCCGGATTTTCTTCAGCACTTCGGGATCGGTAAGGGTCTTGCCGTTCTGTTCCGCAAACACCCACGCCGACAACACCGACCCCGTATCAGTCGTCGAATTGTCCGCTAGATTCAGCCACGCGGACGTTGCATCCATGGTCGACATCACGGCGATGTCGTCTGGGGACAGGTTGAGTTCGAGGGCCGTGGACAGTTGCTGGCCCGCCTGCAGCGCCATTTCTGGAGTGGTGGCGGTCTTCAACTTGTCCGTCCAGAAGTTGACCCGCGAATCCTGCATGGCCGTGCGCCTGCGCTCCCCAACAATCGAAGCCGGGGACAACGCAATCGGCACGCCGGTGGCGGCCATGCCCAGAATCGCCGGATCGATGGCATCCTTGCCGGCCGCATCTATGAATAATCCGGACTGCGCAGTCAGCAGCGTAGAGATAGTCTGGCGGCGCCGGTCGACGGTGTCCTGCATGTTGTCGATGGCGGCCTTGCGCCGGGCGTCTTGTGCTTGGGCCTTGGCGCCGGCACCTTCAATGGTGCCCGATGCCATGCCTAGAGCCGCAGCTTGGCCAGTTTCGCCGCCTAGAGTAGCGGCCAAGCCGGCCAGCACCAGCATCGGGATGTTACGTTTGGACAGCAGATTCTTGCCGGCCGAGGCTGGCGGCGCGGCGCGCGCGCTGGCCAACTTCTCGTCCAGACCCATGGTGCCTTCCAGCAGTGCCGCCAACTTGTCCGGCCCGAGAGCCGCTTCGACGCCAGACCCGGCCTTGCTGGGAGAGGTCACGCCGAGATTCGAGAGACGGGGATTGTCAGCCATTATGTTTTCCACGCTCCTACTTCGCTGGCGCCGCCCGTGGCGTACGCAGCCGCGCCGCGCGCGGCAAGCTGCATGGCCGTACCCACGGTGCTTTCTTTGGTCTTTGTGGTCGTAGTACCCTGCGCCAGACGCTCCTGCAGACTCTGCTGCATCACTGGGTTGGCCGCGCCGAGCAATTTCTGGAGCAGCAATTGGTTGGCGGACAACTGCACGCCGGCCCGCTGAAACGGAAGGCTCGTCATCTGTTCGGCAGCTTGGCCCTGCTGCTGGAGATTGATGTTGTTCAGCGCGTCCTGATTGGACTTGCCGAGCAGAGCGGTCTGGACGGCCTCGACGCTGCCCCCTTCCATGCCCTTCGACAGCAACTGTTCCTCTACGCCACGTTTCTGGGACGCGAAGTTGTTCTCCGCGTTCTTGCGTGCGATTTCCGCAGCGGCGTTCTGGGCCAGTTCAATAAACTGCCGGTCGCTGTCGGATGCCGAGATGTTGCCGGCGGCCATTGAGGACAGGTCGCCAAACTGGCCACTTGTGCTGTTAGCCAGTGTTGACAGCAGCGCTCGAAGCTGGGTCTCGTCCGCGCTTGCACCCGGGATGGTGGAGGTTTGGGTCTGCGTACTAGTTCCCATCAGGCACCCCCTGCCAATACAACATGGCGTAACCAGAATCCAGTTTGCTTCCAAAAGCTAGCGCCAAGCGCAAGGCCCGCATATTAGAATGCCGGATTGCCGAGCGCGCGTACTTGATGCCATGCTCCACCAGCCAGTGCTGCACGGCGCCCATGAGTGAAACACCCAAGCCGTTTTGGTGCTTGGGGCTGACGGCCAAGAAATCGATGTAGGCGTTGGGTGCTTCCGCCATCAGCCACACGCACCCAGCCAGTTCGCCATCGATGTAGGCTACGAGCCAGCGCCCGCCCATGGAGCGCGGTTCGACCGGGTTGTAATACGCAGTGGACGCCACGCACTGCACTATGCCCTCAAAATCGTTGGGAGTTGCTTCGCGGATTGTCATGCTACTGCACCTCGGCCGTGCTGCGCTCGACCAGAAGGAATCTGGCATTAGCAGTAACGCTGGCATGCGGAACAGCGCGCAGGTACACTTGGGCTGCAGTTGCCAGATTGACGGTCAACCCAGTACTGTAGACTACGCGATCCACCACGGTGTTAGCGTCCATGATGCCGGTACTCATAGCCAAAGCCACGGTGGCCGCTGTAATCACCATCGTACCTTCGATATTAAATGTGCCAGCCTGCATGGGGCAGGATGCAATTACTTGATCTGACCCCCCGGTGGCCTTATAATAGATGTAGCAATTTCCAGCGTCTGCAGTCCCGGATCCAGTAACTATTCCTCGCGCCCTAAGCACGTCACCAACCCGCAGAGAATTGGCCGGAATGGCCACAATGCAACTAACCGCTTCTCCCCCACCACCACCAGCTACCGAAGTTGGGTTGACATACGCAGTGTACGGCACCGCTCCAACGGTGTCGCCATTAGCCCACTGGCGCAGGGTAGCTGCACGCAGAATGGGAACGGCAGAACTCTGCGTCCGGTTGTCGTGGACCGTGCAACTGACCGACAGATGCGCGTCGATGCCATTGACCGTCGCAGTGCGCACGTCGTTGTCCGACACGTCCAGCATCACGGATTCCGTCAGATCGATACCGTCGCCGCCGGCCGTATGCAGGATGTTGCCACGCACTGTACCGTAATCCGCACAGATGGACAGGCCATCCAGAGCAGCCGACGGCGCGCTATTGTCGCACACAGACACCCGCAGCAGCCCGCCACCCGTGGTGCCAATCTGGAATGTGGGAGCCGCTCCGGTCATGGTGTCGGCTGTGTTGCCCATTACCGAGATGTCAGACCAATTCTCAGATGTTGCCGCTGCGTCACCTGCGACAAAGATCGCCGGGTTGGCGCCAGACGAGATGTTGTTGCCGTGGATCTTGACCCGCTTGATCTTGCAGTTCGCGGCGTCAGCCTCCAGATGGATGGCTGCGGTAGCGTTGTCCTCGCAAGTATTGCCGAATGCGTAGAAATCCGTCACGTCGTCGGACAAGATGTGGTGCCCGGCACCACCCGAGAACGAACAGTGCGTAACGCTCACGCGCGCACACCCATTGCCGGCCGTACCGTTGTTAGTCAACTCGAGTGCCGCGCCGGAGAAGCCCTTGAAGATGACTGCGTGGATGACGGCATCGCGCACGTACTGCAACTGCAGCCCCACGTTGCTGGCGCCGGTACTGGCATTGCCATTGAGCGTGAGGTTCGACATAAGGAATCCGCTATGCACGGTAGTGCCAGACGACCTTAGCAGAAAACTACCAGTCGTACCGGCCGTCAACAGGATTTCAGACGACGGGCCCGCGCCAACAATCGCCACGCCATCACCAGTAAAGGTGACACCGTTGGCCGTGACTGTAGTATCCGGCGGCACAAACACGCACCCGCCAGTGCCGGCCGCCGTAACCGCAGTCTGGAGATCTGGGTAGTTGGCGGCATTAATGACACCAGCAATCTTGCGGGCACCAGTAATGTTGTAGATGCCCATTGCCAGATCGCCCTCGGCTTCGAGAGGCCACTGCAGATCACTGGCATCGAAACCGCCGGAGAACTTGGCGTTGAGTGCCGCCACCAGCGCGTTCAACTTCTCGGGCGTAACAATCTCGTTGTCGCTAAATGTTGGCAGCGTTACAACAGCCATGTGCTACTCACCTTCTTGCTCTAATCCATTGGGCACGAAATCGATCTCATAACCTTGAAGCACGAAATCTTCGCCGTCGTAGTCATCGTCAGTTTCGATGGAGAATTTGAAGTACCGACCACGGGAATCCAGTGCGATATCTAGCACACCCATTAGCTGGTCAGTGTGGATGCGTCCGTTATCCGGGTCGCCAAGTCGGAATGAATCACCAAGGCCCGGGAAGTTGAACGCGTTCTGGGACAACGTCAAGGACTGCTCAAGGTCGTCATCGGCATTCCAGCGGACAGTGATATTCCACTCGCCCTTGGGCAAGACATATAGGCGCAGAACTTTCCACGTCTTGACCAACTTCGTAAGAGTTGGATCAAGGCTACGCCCGCTGAGGTACGGGGACTCGAACAGCATAGTGTACTTGGTGTCCCCATAATCCATCTTGTAACTAAGATCCGTAATCCCCAGCCGTCCATCGCTGCTGCCGTGCAGCATGGTGTTGGTTACTGGATCGGAAACTTCCACGCAAGCCAGCGCCGTAGTATCCACAACCCATGGGCCATGCCACGCCTGCAGCCCGATGTTACAGCAGTAGATGGCGGACAGATCATTCTGGCCAAGCACCGGCACGACGAGGTACACCAAGCCCAGAGACGGATTGTACGCGATGATCGACTTCTCAACCTGTCCCTGATCAAGGCGACCCGGTACATTAGGGTCAGTGCTCCACAAATTGCCAATGGGGGCACTTGGCAGAATCGTCAGAAGATCGCCGTAGTTCTGGGTGGTCTGTACTCCAGCCACGCCCGTGCGCCCAAGTATCCAGAGATCGTTGCCTACACGTGTAATGGCCATCGGGCCGGCGCCGTTCTGGGATCTCGATACGTCTTTGCGGTTGTACGTCTCGGGCCCAACACCGCTGATAGCCCACAATCCGCGAGTAGTCGTTACGAAGCAGAATCCGGAAAAGTCCCCATGCACGCCCGTAACTTCGTCTCCCCGTGACCCCGGGATTTCGTGGTATCCGGCCTCGGTTACTTCATCGAACGATTCGTCTGGGTCCACGTCCGGCGCAAACCATGTATTGGCTTCGCGGCTGGCAGTGAAGTACACCCGGCGAGGATGGGCCTTGTCGCCGGCCGCGAGCAGGCGCGTGCCGTGCTCCGAACCAAACCGCACCGGCGGGGCGTCATCCAGAAGTTCCGGGGCGTCCACGCCGTTCCACTTGTACACCTTCGCGGTGTTGGAATTGTCCCCGTCAAAGAAGATCAGGTCTTGCCGGTACGACGCAAACTGGCACTGTCCGCCTGTCAACGCCATGATCGGGCGCCACGCCAGTTTGAGCCCCACGTCCGCGTATACGTACCCAGAAGTAGCCGCCAGCAGACTGCGCCGCGTGCGCTGGGCATTGGAGATGGTCTTGAAGTCCGACACCGCGTTGATGCGCTGACCCTCGAACGGGGTCGTCACCGAGTCCTTGAACATCAAGTCCGCCAGCCGGCAGGTCCACGTGCCCGTGTCGTTGGACCACACTAGAGCCATATGTTCACTGGCCGCAAGATCGGAGTGGTGTTCGACGTAGGACGCGAGTACGGGAGTGCCGGTAAGAACTTCGTCTACGTAGACTGAGCAGGTGGTTGAGGCGTCGTATCTGAGTTCGATGACGTGGTACTGGCCGTCCCCAATGTCGCTGGCCGCAATGCGCACCCACGCGCTAGAGTGCCAGCAATAGATCCCATCGTAGTAAAGACGGAACGACTTGGTGTCATCTGCGAGCAGTGCGCGCGCCATGATTGTAAGCGTTCCGCCGTCGTTGGTCCCACCAGCAGTGTCCGCCGAAGTGTCGCCATCACCGCGCGGCAAGTTCAAAGTCCGCGCCATAAAGCGCAGTGAGAAGTCACTAGAAGTAGGAACCACTTCTCCACCGGAAACGGAACGCCCAAGATACAGTACGTCGGAATCGTCTGCGTCGTCAACTGACACGATCAACTCGCCCTGTTCCACCCGGTGTACGTAGGTGCCGGCGTCACCATTGGTAATACTCCACGCGGACTCGGACAGGAATGGTTCGTAGAAGTTGAATGCTTCACCTGTACCATTCGCACGGGGCATCTTGATCGTCTGTCCCCACTTTCTGATTCCGGGACGTTTGGAAAGTAATCCATCCAAACCTGACGATACGTTTTCAGCGCGCCAAAGTTGGTCTTCTCCAATGGTACTCTGCTTTCCCGCCGTGGCCAACCCAGAACGCAGCGGCATGTTGTTGATGGTTAGGCGCTTGGGCGGCATGGGGCTCCTATCGGTCTAGTCCGTAAGCGTCAATGCGGTCGAAGTAGGCGCCGTAATCCGTGCGCACGCCGCCCATCCCCCAACGACGGTGCTGGGCAACTCGGTGGTTTCCGGACGGCCGCAACTGGAACTGATCCTCGGTCATGGGCGACATGGTGCGGGCCATGTTGGTTTCGCGTACGTAGTCGCGCAGTACGGCCTCGAGTTTGGAGTCGTCCTGATAGTCACGATTGGCAAGGTACAGCAGAGCTTCGAGTACCGCGCCCTCGTGGGAGGCTGGGAATAGAATGCGGTCGGCGTCGGTCTCGATCTCGGGATGGATCTTCTGGTACGTGAACTGCAGGATCTGCTGTTCGAGCGGGAAGGGGTCCAAGTGCAGCACTTGGTACACCTGTCCGGGATCCATGCCGAAGACCGTGAAGACCTCCGGCGCCTGCAGCATGATGGAGTTGCCGCGCCCCCTGCGCTTTGTGCCGAAGGCGTCTGGACCAATGGGGGTGATGCCATAGGGCTCCAGAAACTGATCCCAGCGTCCGTTGGGCCGGCAGTAGTCCTTGGGCAGGAAGTACTGATCCTGCGCGATGGTGTAGGCCAGCGATTCTCCGACTGCCCCGCCAGTAGACGACGTTCCAATCCACGGGCGGTTTAACTCCACGGAAGTTGTACTGTTCAGTGACTGGATACGGTAGACTGTAGCTTCGCTTCCAATTCTAATTGCACGGCCGATGTAACTGTCATCGAATCGCAGCGCCGAAGGAGTTGCCAGTTCTCCGGTACCAACTACCGCTGTGGCGTCGCCATTGACGAGCACAAAGTAATCTGTGCCCTCGGCGGCTGGCACTGTAAGAATGGTGCCCTCGGCGCGCAGCATAGGCCAGTCATCCACAGCCTGTAGGGACTTGAGTACGCGGTTCAGAAGCCGTAGCAGCTTGCGACCTTCTGGGCGCAGAACTGCATCTTCGAGAGTTGACGTTTGGCGCCAACCCATTCTATCTTCTGCCTCGTTAATGAGTTTGAGCCCAGTGATCATTACGCGTCCCTTGAGGCCACTAATTGCAGTGTGAAGGTGGTAGCCCCAGTTGAGGCGGATGCATTGAATGTCACGAGTGCCCCAAATGGCAAGAGAATAGGTAGTCTCTTGTACAACGCGGCGTACGCGTTGACTTCTAGCACATACGCTGCCGTACCCGATGAAATAGTCCAAGTAACATCGGAAGTAGCAGACGAAAGTTGGCGTAGCGGAAAAATTGCTCCAACCTTGGTTTGGGCAGCGTCTAGATACGGCTGTATTTGAACTAGAGCTACTCCTGTAGCTAGATCCACAGTATTGCACAGCAACTGCAGATAGTAACAACCCAGCGGCACGTCCACTTTATACGTGGTAACGCCTGCGGCCCACGCCGACATAACCGAAAATACGGTAGTTTCCGGTCTCTGTATTGTGTAGTCTTTTCTACTCGAAGACACGGATACCTCCGGGGGTTAGCACAAAACTGCTGGTATCTGGTAGCATTTTGACCAACTGGTCCATTCGACGTTGGATATATATGCTCTTAATGAACAACCCGCTATCATCCATACGAATATACAGCCCGGGGAACGCAGTTGATTTGTACCCGTCAGGTACGGCCTCATTTGTAAATCCGTAGGTCACTACGCCCGGATCTACTTTAACATCGTCCCCAAAATCCAGTATGAAATAGATGTCACGCTGGCGAACACTCACTGCGGTGGTAAGATCCGCCATGTCTACCGCCTCCGGCAGACTACAAATCCGGCTGCCGTAACGGATCCGGAATACCTAATCTGGATGCCATAGGGTACTAGAACTGGAATGTAATTGGAAGTCCGAGGAACAATGTACACGCACAAAGGCGTAGTAGTTACTACGGCCTGCAATCCCACTATGCCAGCTTCCGTAGCCGCGCTAGGCAGCATCATCCACATGGCATTGTACGCCGTTTGGGCCTCATTGACAAACATGTCCGCATACATGTTCACGTTTGAACTGGTGGAGGTGTGAATGACCATGAGATCATAGGCACCCGGAGTTAGGTCTATTTTGGCCGTTGTACCAGCAGCGACCGAGAATGGTATGATCTGAACTTCGCCTCTAGCCATGCTACCCACGGGAACAGCCATGATCGCCCTCCGTCAAAAAGAGATCTACGTCCACCGTTCCTTCAGTAGCGCCAGCTTCGTTGGTCTCAACCCTAAATCCGTATGGTGCCAACACTGGTGTACACGCGAACGACGCGGTTCTGGGAGCAGAAGGCGTACACGCCAAAGTCAGGGTAACCGCTCCTACCTCCACATACCTAAGTTCGATTGGGTGGTAGAGGGTGCGCTCGGGGTTGGTGTACACTGATACTGTAATAGCCACATTGTCGTCAGCACCGGTTAATTGAGCGGTTACACCCCCGTAGAACGCTCCGCTATGGTTGGAACTATTAGCATGACTTTCGCCAGCTGACACGGAGTTTAGAATTCTAATCCCAGTATTGAAGCCGAACACAGTCATGGGTAGTCCCGCCGTTGTGAATGATGGAAAATCTACTTGAAACTCAATTTCTGTTATTCGAAATCCGGGTAGTCCTGCCACGTATCTACCCTTCTAACTAGAGATAGCCGTCCCCATTATAAAATCCCACCCTAATGTGGTAGTCAGATAATGGATTTGATCCAATTATGCTTTGAACATTGATGCGGCGCCATGAAGTAGGCCAGTTGTCGATACCGTATTGGCCCTCTACCAAAACAGTAATCCAAGTCGCGTCTACTACCCGCTTGATTTGTATTACTACAAATTCAGTTCTATTTATGGAAGTTGGATTCAACCATTTTCCCACAATGGCTATGTACGTAGCAGCCCTATCAAGAACTGGAACAGTTCCATCACCAAATCCTTCGAATCGTACCCACGCGTAATCAGGGTATGGTTCTCCGGGAGTAACACTGCAGTACGAGGCCAAAAGGTCGTCGTACGCCTTAGTGGCGAATGCTATGGTATGGTGTTCTGCTGTGGATGAAGTTGGATTTACTCCTTGGGTGGCCATCAGTCCACCATCGCCAATAGTACGGTTGCCATTGTTGTTGCACTATTATTGCGGATATACAACCTAGTGACATCAGACCGCGTTAGCGCCACTAGGTCAGAAACTGGCCAGTATGTCGACGTTTCATCGACTGCCACGTCAATGGGAGCACTTGTTTCCAAAAACAGCACGCGAGCAGACTGGATCCCGCCCAAGTTTACTAGTTGCGTGGTGCTGGTGCCTAGAGTAATGACCCGGTGCATCGCTTCCCGCCAACGGCGCGAGTCCGCATAACTACGAGAGTCGTGGTGCGTTACTCTATTGCGCTTGGTCTGCACCGAGAGTACAACATTGCACTGCAGGTCTGGTTCAAACCACGGCAGCACGTCTACGTAAGCCGGATCCGCCACAGGGTCATCCGGATCTTCAGCGCCGGACACCACTTCTGGGGCCGTGATCACGATGGAAACCGTGGTTACTGCTGAGTACAGTTCTCCATCAAATGCCCGGAATGTAAACGTATCTGTGCCTACAAAATAACTGCCGGCAGTATAGGTGAAGGTGCCGACAGAATCCAGCACCAAGGTGCCATGCGACACGTCGCTGGACCGCACTGCCGTCAGCGGGCCCGGAAGACTGTCGGAATCTGTCATGGTCACAGCGCTGGAAATGGTGGCTCCGGCTACGCACGCGTGCGAACTGGCAGCCGCAGTCGGAGCCACGTCATACGAATCCACCGTAGCGCCCGGCACCGAGCCGGCCAGACCGGCTGTGCGGTACAGGTACACGGGGCGGAAGTCGCCGGGCAGTGTGATCGTGTAGCCGCCGTCGGCCAGAGGCTCGGCCCAGATCCGCGGGGTTGTGGGAGCGTAGAACAGGTCACTATGGTTGATGGTGCCGGAGTGCAGCACCACGTCGCCTACGCCGGGGTCGCTGGTGGTCTCGATGAAACCATAGTACCAGCCGGCTGCCGGAGCCGAGAATGTTCCCTCGTACTTGAAGATGTTGGACCCAATGGCACGATTGGTAATCGTGGACGCGGCACCCGCTGCATAGAATGGTGCTTGTATGGCCGGAGTTGCGGCTGAGTTTGTCCAGTATGCCAAGATATTCGAGTGCATGTTGCACGTCGTTGCATACAGACCAGTAAACGATCCAGATGACCAGAATGGAGACACTTTGTCGTATGTTGACCCGGGCGCCTTCTTAACGTACGTGTTGTGGTGTACCTGTTTGGTAATGCCGGCGTTAGCCTGTGATCCAAAAAGTGTCAACTTACCGGTTGTTGTGATCGGAGTTACGCCAAATTCATCGTAGAATACGCAATGATGCACACTAATGCTGCCATTGGTGGCCGCCGTCGGAGCCGTACAACTAACAGCCCGCAGATTGTTCTTGAAATAGCAGTACTCAACGTTCCCAACGTCTAACACGCCCGGCGTGGAACCAAACGAACACTGCAGCAGGTTTCTCGCTTCTGCAGATACGCGCGTGGCGCCCGCATTCACAGAACACCAACGAATCAGCAGCGGGCCGCTAGTACTCGCGTACGAAGTCTCGTATATGTACGCGTGCGCACTGGTATGCGCTTCTGCAGCAATAGCATCGAAATATAGGCCCTGTACGATGGTGTACGAAAATCGGTTCGCTAAGGTGATGAACGCGGCACTGGTCGCACCAGTTGCGATGGTAGCCAAGGCAGGAGTACCAAGTTCATCAGTACCCTGAATCTTGAATCCAAATGCCGACCAACTGGTACCGGTGACGGCGGGTAGGATCGTAGACGTGGTTGGGCACGCGTGTGGTGTGGCACTAGCCACGATATTGAGGATATCGCCTTGGTTGGCAAGTTTACCAAGTCCAACTACTAGTGTAGCCAAACCAGTGGCATACGCCAATCCGTCATTGCCGTCGTCCCCACCAGTCGACCGAACCCAGTATGTCGCCACACTTACTCCTTGGGCGCCGCATTCCGGATGCTAAAGCCCGGGGCATCGGCTGGTACTTCGAAGACCTGATTCGTGTCTACGTCATAGTGGCCGCACAGGACTTGTCCGTGCGCATAGACGGGCCAACCCAACTCCGTCAGCAAAACGCAGAATCTGATGTCGTGTCCCCACATGACCAGCGGTTTGCTGGCATCCGTATCGACTGCTGGAATGTCCCGCTGGTCGGCCCAAATAGGCTGGCCGGGGTTGGCATCCATCCATGCCTTGATGGCCTCGACGCGCGCCAAAAGGCAGCCGGCGCCTCCACCCATGATCTGCGTAGGTCGCGCACCCGGACCCATCTCGATGTCCCACGCGGCGCCTTCGCCGTGGTTCTTGTACAGGAGAGGTTCGCACGGGGCTTCGCGCGTTGTGTAGATTCCAGTTACCGCGCCAACTTCCGGATGCTGTTCCATGAAGTTGTGGAGCGTGTACAGTCCCAGTCGCGGAATGATCGTATCGTCATCGACGTAGAAGATGTACTTCGCGTCCGCTCGAATGGCTTCCATCGTCATGATCTGGCGCGCTGCCGCCGACCGCAGTCCGGTCTTGATGGCGTAGGACATGGCGACGTTGAGGGGCGGAACCCAGTTCATGTGCGACAGGAAGAAGATTGCCGGCACGCTGGCCGGCACCACAAAACCCGTATCCACCTTGTAGGACTTTTCGCACCCCGGGCACTGCAGCACACTGTCATGCGCTTTTCCGCCGATTGGAATAGCCACCATGATCTGGGGTTTCGATGCCAACTTAATGGACGACCTGCGCCCAATTACATAATCGGGTTGTCCATCCAACACCATGTCACTATCGGTGATGTGAATGCTATCGCCCATTGGATTCTCCTAATGTAAACAAGGGGCAGACTCACCTGCTGGAATCTGCCCCTTGCGTTCTGGAACTTACCTGTTGCTATCGGCCGACGTAAACCGCCCGCCGACATTCACGCGAACCTTGGTAGCCAGCGTAGCTCCGGCTGCCGTAATGGCTGTAGCCGTGAGTTTGCTGGCCGCAGCGGCGGTTCCGGGGGCGATGACAGTCAACGCGCCCTTATCCACGGCCACCGCCACATTGGCCACGTACTTCTGCAAGTCCGTGGAACTGCCAACCGAAATCGTGGTGTCACCGGCACCACTGACGGAAGCGCAGTACTCCGTTACGTGATCAATCTGGAACCCAACTCCGGCGGGCAACTTATACGTGGAAGTAAGAGTCGACCCACTGGCGCAGGTATTGAACACAAACGGAATCACAGTGTACGCGCCGTACACGGGACTCGTAAATCTGGTCTGCGCCATAATTACGCCCCCAGTCCGCCGACCACATTCCGCCAGTCCGCAGCACCCGCCGACAGCCGGTAGGTCATCTTGGACTTCAGATTGCCAGTCTCGAAATCGATGGTATGATCCGTGGCCGGCTGCATGCGCCAGTACGCCAGCACACGATGCTGGGCGGGCGGCGACATGACGAACCACGAGTCGTCATCGGTGAGGTACTTCGACATCACGATCTGGATCCCAAGGGGCGCCAGAGCGTTGGTCGCATTCTCGGCGGTGTTCGACCGGAGTTCCGACTTGAGAATCTCGTGCGCCAGCCACCGAAGCTGGACAGGAATCACGAGAACAGCCGGGTTGCCCTCGATGGGCATGGACCGGTCATCCACCATGGTATCGAACAGATTGATCGCAGTCTCGAGGTTGGCAATCGAGAGGTCGCCGGACACGAGATTGCTGGCCGTGCCGCCCCCAACCAGCACATGGCTGGCCGAGAACAGGTACGCGGCATCGGGCGTGGTCGTGGTGGCAAACCCACCATTAATCACAGACCAGATGTACCGCTCGATGGACACATGCGCAGCACGCGCCAACGGGGGCCCCGCGTTAGTAATCGCGCCGTCGATGTCGTCATCAGCGGCCTCGAAACTGATCTGGAAGCCCTTGGAGTACGTGACGTGCGTGAACCGCTTGTCGAAGCCCTGCAGCAGGGTATCGTAGAGGATCCCGCCGGCCTCCGTCTTGGTGGCGAACTCGCCAAAGCCGGTGATGCCAGTGACCTCTTCGTACGCACGGCTGGAGTTACGAACATTGAACACCGAGGGGTACGAAAGCCCCGGGGCGTTGAAGTTCTCGGACATGATCTCGTCAAGGAAGGCCAGACGCGACTGAAACAAGTCCGCAAATCTGGCACGCAGCATGATGGCACCAGCACTCATGACCAGTACCTACCTTTCAGGCTGTTAAGCCAGATTATTAGACAGTCAGACTGCCGGAAGTGGTTTCGATGTGGGTCATCCTGCCAAACTTGACCATGTACTTCGCATACAGGCCAGTAACGTCATTGGAGACAGATGGATACACGCCAACAAGCTGGAGGATCGCGGCAGATTCCGTCGTCTTCTGCACAGGAACATTCGCCGCGCTACTGTCCAGCATAAGGCCGGACTGGCCGGTATACGCACTACCTGCAGCATATGCTGCGGGAGTCACATACTGACCAATAGCAGCCAGAATTTCAGTGTCGTTATCGTACAGTACCGTACCAACACTATCACCCTGCAGCAAAAACACTTGATCTGGGTCATCATAGACCAGAATATTGCGCTTGGCCGTGGAAGCTGGGGAGTGATGAGCAGCTACGCCTCTGATGCTGTGTACCAAAATGGTACTATTCAGCACAGACATGACCGTCACTCCGGTTTCCGTACGAGCGACAATATCGCCCTCGTAAATAACGACGGCGTTAGCCGGCACCACGTACTCGCCAACTCGCGGCGAATTACCATTCGGCGCGTTAAGCGGCCGAAGCCCCATGGGGGCATTCACGTTGTTAGCCATGAAAACTTCTTACTCCTGCGAGAGCATCTCCCGCGAACCCATAAGTTCGCCGTCAATTTCCCGCTGCGATTTGTCGCGGCCAGTACTTTGTTTGACGCCACCATCCCCTGTCAGCATGACTCCGCTGCGAATTGCGATCTGGCCACGCATGGCCGCACGCGCTTCCGCTTCGAGAGCACGTCTGGACTGTTCGAGTTGCCTCGCCAGCCACACGTCCTTGGGGATCCAGCACAACACTGAATCAGTACCACGCCGCACGTAATTGTCCAGAACGGCACTACCCTGCATCTTGGCGGGCGGACCATCGATGTACAAGGACAGGGTCCGGCCGATTTCGTCATCATACGAAACCGGGGACCAGCCCCGCCATCCACGTTCCTGCCGGTACCGAGGATTCTTCCACGACAGTACCCTGCCCGGGGGATGTGCTTTGATCTGGTGCGGATTCCTACTGGTGAACGGATCTTTGAGCATCTGCACACTGGCGTCGACAGACTCGCCTTTGGCAATCTTCTCAGCAATCCGCTGGCGCATTTCGTCACGGAGAGTCCCAAGCTGGGACTGCAGGTCCAAATCACTGGCGGACGCCGGCGGTTCGACCATCTGCAGTGCGGGGGGTGTCTCGGTTTTGGCCATGTTCTAACTCCTAGCCGTTTGCCAGCAGATGCGCATTGGTTTTGTAGGCCAACCTACCCTCACGAATGCGTGTCATCTGTTCGGCAGTAAACTTGCCGCCGGGCATGGCTTCGCCCAGCCGGCGTGAAACCTTATCCAACTCGGCCTCTTCCTCGGCGGACAACTTGGCTCCAGCAACGCCCGGACCCGGAGCGAACTGGTCGCGCCCGGGCGCCAGACCGCCGTCCCGGCCGTACACCGGACGAGGACCGTGGGTCTTGGGTGTAAGACCAAGATCCAACCCAGCCTCGTTTGCAGCATTCAGAACGGCTCTAGGATCGGTCTCCGCGAGATTGCCCATGTCATTGAGCAGCCGGTTCGTCGCCGCATACAACTTGGAGGTCTTGTCCCGAAGTTCCGGCCAACGCGCCATTGCGGATTCGTTGGCGTCTCGTTCGAGCTGACTGAACCTTTGCGATCCAAGTTTCTTGTCCACGCTGGCCGCAACACGCTCGTCCATCATACGGTTGGAAATCAACTCGTCCAATGCCACGAGAGTCTGCGGCTGATCCGTCGGGATCTGCGCACGCATGTTACGCAGTTCCGCGATGGACATTTCGTCGAGGTTCTTGGGGCCCGCCGGCGCCGCCGGACGTGCCGCAACTGCTCCCTCGACAACACCCCGGAGGCCAGCAATCTCGGCCCGAAGATTCGCATTGGCTTCGTCCATCTTGCGAATCAACTCGCCGCGAACTTCATCTGGACCACGGCCCTTACCGTCGGCCTTTTCACCCGGGCTAGGGGAAGTACCGGTGGGCTGGTCGGCCGGGGGCGTGACCGGCAATACGCCTTCAATCGCTTTGTCTAACACTGACATGGTCTCTCCTAGTCCGAATGACGCATCGGCGGCGTAACTCGGAGAGTGTTTGGGAAACTAGGCGTGTCCCTTACGCCTTTTACGCATGATCGAGTTCTGGAATCTCTCGCCGCTGTTCTCTTTACCCTCAGCGGCCATGGGGGTCAATCCGGCTTTCTTACCCCCTCGCATGGCTGAATTATACGCCTGTACTTTGCGTACTTCGGCCATGGTTTCGTCATCATTGGTTGGAAAAGCGCTGGACCCTTTAGCTTTTCTGCGAAGACTCTTGAGAAGGGCCATGTTGTTCCTACTCGTGCTCGTTAAGGAAATTGACTAGAGAAACTCTTCCGGCTAAAACCCCGGAGTCATACCTGACAGCCTCGAGATTCTTACTGGCAGCCGAATGCACAACCACGACGTTCTGTTGCTGGACAAACCCAGTCAATTCCCGCATCAAGGCATGCCCCGCCTCGGACTGCAGAAAATCACGAACTTCGGACATTACTGAACCCCACCTTCGAGATTGCCCAAGTCGCCGGCTGGCACATTATTCGCCATGCCCGGCTGCATCTGGCCGCCTGCCGCGAGAGCCGCCTGCATGCCCTGCAGATGCCCGCGCTTGTGGACGGCGTACACGCCAACAGCTTCCGGCGCCATCATGTTGAACTGGGGAGTCTTTTCGTACTCCTCCATGATTCGGAGATGGTCAGGATGGTTGTCAGTAGGCAGAACCTCCAGCATGATTCCTTGGGACAGTGCCTGATTTTCCTGCTTCTGATCCATTGGCGGATGCGTGTAGGCGCCCTGCCCGGGCATAGCTGGCATCAGTCGACTGATGTCCGTGCCTTCGCCAAAGTGCCGCAGGAAATCTTCCAGCGCATTTCTACGAACTTGCGGATCCGTCGCGTAGTCGGGATGCGTCATGATCGTAGAGTATCGCACCTGCGCGATGCCACGTAGAACTTCTCGGTTCGTGTTTACACTGTTGCCAGCGAATTTGAACTGGAAACGTCCTCGGATCTGCGCAGGTGTGGTACGTTTGGGAACTGGTTTCTGGGTCGAACCAGTCACGTAATACCACTTCTCGTCCGGCATTCTCTTCTGGTACAGGCCGAAGAGTTGCTGGACCATCTCGGTCCAACCAGTCAACTGCCAGCGCGTGATCAGCACGTCGGTCTTGATGTTTCCTTCGGAGAGCATGGCCAACGTGCCGCGCGCTGTGCGCGGAGCATTCCGCACCTGCGGCGAACCCATGTTCATCGGAGACATCGTTACGCGATCAGCGAACAACAGCAACGAATCAAGGGCGGACAAGTTGGCCAGAGGTTCCTGCTGGAACTTGGGGAACACGATCCCGTTGATGTCACTGACCGGGACGCCTTGCCCCGGCTTGATACCGTTCAGCACTTCCGGCGTCACTGACATCGCAGCCGGCGTGAAGAAGAAGAACGGGTTGTTGATCAGTTCCTGCGAATTGTTGATGTGATTGATGATGGTGTCGATCTCGATGGCCAGAGGGGCCAGATTCTCACCAAGACCAATGGCATCCCAGCGCCCAGAAATCGGCTGGTATTTCAGTGTCGCATACGGTCGACGCCCATGAGGAAACTCCTCGTCCAGATATCTGGCGCTGGCAACCTTCTGCAGGGCGTACGGAATGTGATAGATAACTTCGGTCGACTCGGTCTCGCCGGGGAAATGGTCTCTGGTGTAGACCTCGAAACACAGAACCCTATTCTCGTTGTAGGGCGTATACCCTTCCGGCAAGTCAATAGTTTCTTCGCGCTGGTCGTTGCCAGTTGTTCCGGTAATCCGGTCTTTCTGCAGTGCCAGATTACGGTTGTCCGGCAGTTCCTCTTGGCGCACCGTGCGGTTAGCGCGAAGAGTTTCCAGATCCTGTTCGGTCAGATCCCATTCACCGGCTGCAACACGACGTTCGATTTCCTCGATGGTAAGCCAGAACTGCTGGGACACGCGACTGGCAGACTGGATGTCGAGGGCACGGAACGGAACAATCAGGTCTTCGTATTCGACAACCTCAACCTTGGGAGCATCGTATTCCATGACCCGACGCGACACGCGCGCGATCACCTCGTCCACGAACTCACTGGATTCCAGTTCAACAGTGGCCCACAGACTGCGACGGTTTTCGAGGAAGGACACGTCCCAGCGAGTGCCAACTCCAGAATCCCCGTCCAGCACCATGGCAAGTTCTGGCGAGTTGGGATCCATTCCAAGATCCGTCAACTGCTGCGTTTTTTCCGGCGTGGGGTCGTGGCGGAAATCCAGCAACGACTTCTGCAAGTTGTTGGCGCCCGGCGCTCCGAAGATGTCGGTCAGAATGTCCAGTACTGTCTTGGGGCGAGGAGCGTCCACTGGAGTGCCAGTATGATCCATCTCCTCAAGATCCCACATTTTCTTGATGCCCCACGGCTCTACGATCCGGCGCCACTTGCGGTGCCAGAAGATCTTGACGTGGGAGATGCCATCGAGAAACGCATTACGGAACCAATTTTCAGTAGTTAGGTACAGGTCAGCAATATCAGAGTTCAGTGACCAGTCAAAGAACAGTTCGGTGTCATCTGTGTCCTCTGGCATGAACTCGTCGGGAACCCGCTCCACCTGCACGATGGGCTGCATGCCCCAGAACGCGTTTACGCATTTGGGCACACCACCCTCGATCTTCTCGAGAATGACAGGCAGATGCACGTCAGAAGCACCGACCCATGGTCCTTGTACTGGGGCCTTGTCGCCGTAGTACAAAGCGCGCGCTAATTGGATCTTGGCCAATCTTGTACCACGGTCATCGATGTCTCGCCTGATCAACCGCAGGAACTGTCGGCCGCGTTCCTTGCTGAACTCTTCGGTGAGTTTAATCATTAATCGGTGACCACCAATTCCATGGTAGCGAGATTCGTAGTAGACTCGTTTTGCACGTACAAATGCGTAACGGTGCCTACCAGCAGTAGCGATCCATTCTCCGCAATCGGCCACAAGGCGGCAATGTCGTTCACCGCAACTTTGGCGGCACGATCAATTTCCATGAACAGCGTCACACCACTCTCGGCACCCGGCGCCGAGGTCACGCCCTTGAGATCAATTTCCTGCGGAGCAGTCATGTGCGTGGCCAAGACAATGCGTTGGCTGGTAGACTCGGTGTACACCTTGTTGTCGTCGTAATAAACCTGATCGTACAGGATCGCATCATTGCGCGTCAACTTGAGACGAGCACGTGTAGTCTTACGAAGTACGTCTGCCATTCCACGTGCTCCTATCGTATCCGGTGTGTGTGCCCGGCAAAACAATCTGCCGCCCGTTGGCGTGTTCTTCTGGGTCGTTCTGGGACTGCCGGCGCACAAGACCTACCAGCGTGCGATAGGACATACCAGACTGGAAGTAGTACCTGAACAAGTCGATGAAATCGTCGTTGGCCTTGACGTAGTCTTCGCGTTCGCCGTGCAGATCGCGCGCCTTCGACGACTGCCACTCGCTATGGATGAAGTTCAGGAAGTTCTGTTTAATGGGCCGGCACGTGTTGAACACGACCAGTTGGGGTTCTGACCACTCGTACTTGTCGCACTTAAGCGCGTCATGAATGGCGTCGTAGCCAGCTGCGGCGTTGCGTTTCTTGGCCAACAACGTATGCACGCCAAATTCCGCAAACCGCATCCTGATTGACAAACCGCTCGTGGGCTCGTTCTGCTGCGCGCTGGTGTCGATGACTCGCATCGCCACAGGTTCTTGCCAGTCGTCGTGCTTTTCGAACTCCAGAATCTTCTTAGCGACATCGCGCACAGTGCGCAACCTATTATCGAATAGAGCCCGATACGCAAATACTTGATCGTCGGGACTGATGGCCAGCCAGAGAACCGCTATGGGTTTTCGCGGGTGGGGATCGATGAGACATACCCGAGGCCAGTTTCTAGGGATATCAAAGGGAGGTACCCAGAAGGGCGGCATTGGTTCCCACTGCTTGTACACCCGACCTGCAAGATGCAGGAAATTGCCGTGGAGTCTGGCTTCGAGTTCGTCTTCGCGCAAGTCCTTGAGGAAATCTTCGATGTCTTTGCGTTCGAGGTATCCACCATTTTCCTTGGCGTTGTCCCACACAGAGAATCGGTACAACTTGAGTGACTCGTCGCCTTCATTGGCGCGGTCAACCAGAATGTCGTTGATCCATGGCTGGGACAGTGGAGTCAATGTCATCCACAGGTGTCCGCCGAAATCAATGAGTCCGCGCCGTAACGCCACGTACTTCTTGTATCCGCAGGGTTCGTCGATCCATGCCCAGTGGCCGTTCGAACCTTCGAGCGCCATGTCTTCCTGCTCGTCCGACAGGAAGTGTATCAACGACCCATTGGTCAGTTCAATCTCGGTCGGGACGCCGCGCGCATTCTTCGAGACGCGCTTGATCATCTCAGCCGGAAGCCATTCCTGAAACTTGGGCCAGATTGTCTGCTTGATGGCCTGTTCGTAGTTCTGGGCCAGCACACGCCCAACATTGGGAACTGGTATCGGTTGGCCGTTGGTCAACCGCACAATCCGATTAGGGTGATCGATTGGGAGCCACGGCCTATACCCAATAGCGTGCGAAATTGCCTTGGCGGCGCCATCTACCGATTTGCCTGAACGATTGGAGCCGAGCACGACCTGCACTGCAGTGGCGTCAGACTCGTGAAAGTTCTGGTTGTTGGCACGCCGAAGTGGACGATAAAAGGCTATTTTCGCAGTTCGATACGTAGTTTCAAGCGCGTCAAGTTCTAGGAGTAGTTCCTGTAACTCATCCAGATTGGTCGAAGGGGAAGGGATCGCTGACATCTTCCACCTCCGCATCCACGATATCCCGGGCGGCCGTTGCGGCCACAATCCGCTGCGCGAGATCTGGTGCTTGCTGATCGAACTGGACATCGAGGATTCGGAGACGAGAGACGCGAGTACGAATGGCGTCGATGGTGGACTGCACGTCGCTGGGAAGTGGGATTCCAGTACTACCGCCGGCCGCCTCACGTAGCGTGGCGATGTGCTGGGAAATGGCTGCTTCCTTGTCGACAAGGATGGCCAGCGCCGTAACCTTCTGCATCAGCGACGGGCCGATTTCCTTGATGCCCGTGAGGTTGCCGTCCTTGTCGTGCAGTTCGATTCTGGTAGTCTTGAAATCGGCTGGGGTCAGGTTGTCGAGTGCCAGCAACGCTCGGTCGTGTATTTTGCCGGCGAGTGCTTCGCCGGCGTTGGCGCGCGCTTTGGCCAACGAAGTATCCTTGCGCGCTTCTTGGACAATCTTGCAGACGGTCATGTACGAGAGTCCGACTACTTCGCAAACCTTTTTGCGGCTGCCGGACACCGCAAATGCCTGTAGGACAATTTCCCGGTCGACAGCGGACAATGCCTTGCCGCGAAGTTTGCGGCGCGTCTTGGGCGCCACCCACGGTGTTCGTCTGGACGCACTTGGTTTTTCGTCGTGGGGTCGCTTAGGAGCACGTGGCATTAGTAAATTTCTCCAGGTGCCGTGTGCTGGCACATGTGGATTCGATGGACCACATCGCCCGTCAACAATACGGGACTCTATTTGAGCTAATGTGTTGTTCCAGAGACACCCGGAGAACCGACTCGTTTGGAAAGCTCCCCTGCTAGTAAACTTCGCAGTATCGTCGCTGGCCAACCGTCGGTCGGGGGGATGGTAGACCCAAGTAGATTCGAACTACTGGCCGCCTGCGTATCAGACAAGTGCTCTACCAGCTGAGCTATGGGTCTACTGAGGTCCGGCGATTCGTTGAGGACAGGCTCGCCGGGGCCCACTGGATGCGGGGGCGGGAATCGAACCCGCCTAGACAGGTTATGGGCCTGTTGGGTGGCCACTACCCAACCCCGCAACGATTAAGCCAGTTCTGCGATTCCACCTCGAAACCTTTGCGGGCGCCATATCGCCCGAGATGGATGTTGCATGAAAAGCACAGAAGACCGCGCACAGTACCGGTTTGATGGTCATGGTCGAGATGAAGACCTTTGGCGCATTCTGTGTGGGTCTTGCCACAGATTCCGCATTTGGAGTCTTGGAGGTCTAGGAGGCGCTCGAACTCGCCATCTGGCAACCCGTATCGTTCCTTGCGGTGCGTAGTTGACACAACCGCTGGATTAGCCCGTCGGCGCCCCAAACGGGCCAATCGCCCACAGTTTTTACATTCAGTCCGTATTCCGGATCTGTCGCGGTAGAAGGCATCCAGTGGTTTACGTTCGTAGCACTTGGTACATACTTGTGTGTCCACGCACCCGTAACCCCTTGTCGTTTACTTCCTTAGCCACCAAAAAAGGTCAATCACCGCGATTGCCAGCCAGAACTTCTCCATGTGCCACCTCCTTCGGGGAACTCGCCCGTGCGCCCGAACTTAGCGAACTGGGCAATTCTACCCTTTTGGACTTTTGCTGTCAAGCGTTTTCTGCAAGCACCAAGGGCGCAAGGATGCCAGCCGCCTCGCAAGTTGCTGGCACACTTGGGGTTAGGTGCTAAAAGTTTTTCTGCAAGTACCAAGGGCGCAGGGGGCCCCAAACCCTGCGGGCCGGGCGGAAATCGTTTGGGTGCTTGGAGCTAGGGGTTGGGAGCTAAAGAGGACAAACTTGGTACTGGCTTGTTTGGGCAGGGGGCCCGTTCGTCTGGAAGGTTGGATGGGCGAGCTGCTAGTGCCAAGTCCCTCGTGGGGGTGACAATCAAAATCAATGCGGGGGGCCCACTGATACTAGCAATCAACATCAAGTGCCGCGGCCGCATGCACTTGAGACTAGCAATCAACATCAAGCGCGCCGGATCCCGGCCCACTGATACTAGCAATCAGCATCAAGCAATCATTGATACTGATTCTCGATGTATATAGACGCGCGCGTGATCATGGCGTATTGCAACGTGGTGCTAGAAGCTTGCAATTAGCATGCTAGGTGCTTGCAATTTGCTACTTGTTTTGATTGTTAGTATCATGCCCAGTATGGAGTTGCATACTGCAAGCATCACGTCCCAAGCCGTGCAACCTGCAAGTTCCAAGTGCCAAGCCGTGCATAGTGCAATAGCTGGCATTCATTGTGCATAATGCAAGGTCGTATACGTAGCAATAAGGAACAAGAAGTAAGAATAAGGGTGCATGGATGCTGAATTGGAGTATCAATTCGCGCTTTGCACTGCTTGACAGGGCATTGTGCAAATTCAATGTTCCCTATGGTTTAGCATTGTGGCTTGTAGTGCCTTATAGGGTATGGCACGCGGGTTGCTTTGGTCTACTCCAGAAGCTGGCACAGGCTGGCACAGACAAGGACGGGAAGCTAGAAGTCAGAAAGCACGACGCCAGATCACAGGTTGCGCGGTTCAAAGGTAGGATGCAGGACGGCAAGGAACCGACAACCGCAACAAGGCATGGCACAGAAGCTGCTAACATCATAGACCGAAGGGAGGCGGACACAATGACCGACAAGCTTAGCGAAGCAATCAAAGCTGGATCATGCCAGCAAACGGCACCGGATAGCTTGCATCCTAGCATGCTGCTCCAAGACTGCCGTTGTATGGACGCGAATCCGCACCATGTACGCGGTACCTTGACCTATCGTTTCCGCGTCCGCAGTGTGCCCCGCAAGGGCAACTGCCCGACCGGACGGTTTGCGCACAGAACATGGTACGGCCCGTTCCGAACATGGTAGGTTGCAAGCTGCAAGGGCGCTAGTCGCAAGTTACCAGCGCCCAAGGAACAACACGAAACAACGTGCCACAACGGGAAACGTCCCGACATGGCACAGAGATTGCAAAGGACGGCACCATGCGGCATACATGGCCGAACCTAAGCAAGCCGGCCGACCGTGCGAGACTCGCACGTAAAGCGCGGCACTGGCGGAGGATCGACAAAAGCACTGACGGGCCGCTGTCAAGGGTTATCGGGATTCGGTCGGCAATGGCGTACTGGGTTGCCAGCATGCCAGCTTTTCCGTACAGGTAGCGAAGCACAAAAGGACGCGGCATGTACTCGACAATTAATTTCCCGACCAAGAAAGCGCTCATTGCCGCTTTCAAGGAAGGGCGCAAGCTGACGGTATTCCAGCCGGGCGGAATGTTTCCCGGCGCAACGGACGGCAAGGTCTGTATTGAAGGGCCGCACTATCCTAAACCGCATAGCTGGTACGCCAGCGCAACTATCGTGGATTCGGTTATCACGGCCGTTAAATAGCGAAAGGACGGCAACCGTGCAAGCTGGAATGTACAAAGGGCGCACGTGGCGCACCGCGCGGGAGCCGGCAGTGCGAAAGCGCATGGCCGACTTTGCGCGGGCCGCCCGAAGACTCCCGGCGCCCGGCATGGACCGGGCCACGAAGTACGCGGAAATTCGGTCGTACATGGGTGTAATATCACGAACGGCGCGCAAGCAAGCGCACGACTGGGTGCGGCGCGAAGCGCGGGAGTTTGCACGATGAAGCAAAGCTGGAAACCGTGCGACGGATGCACGGGCCATCTTGAAGCAATCGACATGACCGGGCGCATGGCCGGCACGCTGCGATTACGAACCGAGCACGCGCGAAAGGAATTGCTGGCAATCTGTGGGCGCCAGCATGCGGACAAAATCATGGTGGACGGGCCAGACGGGGCGCGCCATGTTGGCTATGTCATTGGCCGGCATTGGTTTAGGATCGAGCGCGTCGTGCCGGCTGAAAGGGGTTGACAGGCCCCCATGAAAGCGCTATTGTGGTTCGGAACGGCCGAAGCAATGCTGGTGCCGATGCACAAGCAGGGCGACCGGCGATTCGCGCAGTTCGACGGCGCAACACTGGAATTGACAGACGAGGGCGGCGTTGTAATAATCGACGCGCCAGACGATGCAGAGATTCCTATAACGTGGTGCGGGAGGTGACAAATGTACTATGAAACTAGCCGATCCGGAGTGCGCACGAATTTCAGCTTGCAGGCACCTTGCAGTTCGCCGGAGCAAGTTACCGTCATCGACTTGGCCGGGGATCATTACATGCGTATTGCAAAATTCCCTGAAAAGATCCTGAAGCGCGTGGACCTAGTAAGGGCTGGGGACGCGCAGCAAGCGGCGAACATGGTGTACGAATCGCCCTTAACCAGCCCTACTCTGGACGAATCGGACGTGGAGGCCATTATGGCCGCCATGCGAAACAGCTAAATTAGCTTGCACTCATTTCGAGTGCTCGAAAGGAGGTGCTTCAACATGGCAAAGATCACAAATGTTCATCGGCGCATGTATCAGAAAGCAATCGAGGATGCGCTCAAGACCGCGCGCGACGAAGCGAGCGTCAACTACCTGAACGCGGTAGGCGCCGGGATCAAGGCATACGTTGCCAGCAATCCGGAAGTCAAGCGGGACGTGCGCCGGTTGGCCGCCTTGCAGACAACTGCCGACAACGCCGTCAACGAAATGAACAAAATCAAGGAGAATCTCAAGGTCTACGGCCTGAATGCCGACATCTTCAAGACCAGCACGTATTCGTGCCCGTCGGCTGACAACCCGGTAATCGATTACGCGGGAGTGCAGGTGCAGGTCAGTTTGCCGTTCAGGTGCTTGCCGAGTCCGATGTTGCCCGCCGGCATCTACGTCGGAAAGGCCGTGGCGGCGCTGCAAGACCGCAAGGACGAGCTTAAAGACATCGGGTCCAGCTACCGGCGCGCGGTGGCGGAAGCAACCAACACCGACGAGTTGTCGGCGCTGATGAACAAGATCACCGTGTAAGTGCCCGGTAACAAACGACTTGCACCCATACCGGGTGCTCGAAAGGAGGTGCTACATCATGGCACATATGGTCGAACGGATGGCGTACTACGGTGCCAAGCCGTGGCACGGTCTGGGCTACGAATTGCCCGACCATGCCGACACCGATCAAATGCTGGTTGCCGCTGGTCTGGACTGGACCGTCATGCGGGAGCCTGTCGTGTTCCTCAATAATGAGGGCCACCTGATCGATGTTCCCGACACCTACGCGCTGGTCAGATCGATTGACGGCAAGGTGCTCGCGTCGTGTGGGCGCCAGTACAAGCCGGTTCAGAATCGGGAAGCGTTCGAGTTCTTCCGCGAGTTCGTGGAAGCTGGAGACGCGACGATGGAGACGGCCGGCTCACTGGACGATGGGCGGTATGTCTGGGGCTTGGCCAACCTGAACACCGGGTTCAAGCTGGGCGGGACGGACGAGTCTAAAGGCTACCTGCTGGTGGGCTGCCCGCACAAGCCGGGCAAGTCGCTGATCATTCGGCACACGATGATTCGCGTCGTATGCTGGAACACGCTTACCGCAGCGCTGGCCGGTGTCGGGCAGGAGTTCCGAATGCGGCACACGCGGCGATTCGATGCCAGCCAGATGCGGGAAGCGCGGCTGGTGCTGGGCATTGCCCGCGAACAGACGGACGCATTCGCGGCACAGGCCGAAGCCATTTCCAAGGTCGTGATGGCACATCAGGACGTGGTGGCGCTGTACAGGAGCGTCTACCAGCCGGACGGCAACCAGTATGACCGCGACAATCGGGCGGTGCAGCGGGTCATGGGATCGTACTACAACGCACCGGGTGCCACTCCGGGCACCGCGTGGGGCGTCCTGAACGGGGCCACCCACTTCGAGGATCATACGCATGGGCGCACCCAAAGCAGCCGGCTCAAGTCGGCGTGGCTTGGGGCGGGCGCTGCGAACAAGACCAAGGTGCTGGCAGCCCTGTTGCAGGGTGCTGGCGTTTAGCAACTGGCGCTCCAATGACCGTTGCAGATCACCGCAATTATGCGGCCTGCAAAGGCGAACGGCCAGAGGGGCGCTAGACGGCGGGGCCACGATGGGCGGTGCCGGCGGCTGTAGCCAAGGGTGGGCGGCCCTAGTGGCCCCGCCTCAACAACGAAAGGAAGTCATGGCAAGCGTGAAACTGATCTATTCCGACGATGATCGGCCGGTTGTTGGATTTTCGCTGCGCTCGGGCTGCGGAAACACGGTGTCGGCAGCGCGCAGCAAAAGCATCCGGAACCAGATAACACTTCGAATCAATGATGAGCAAGCGTATATCCACCTGTATGCCAGCGAAGCGCGCGAAATCGCAGACGCGCTGGTGAAGATGGCCGACAACATGGATTCGAACCCATGAGCGACGAGGTAAGGTTCAAGTACGACATGCCGGCCCCGTCAACCATGAGAAGTTTCTCGTTGGTGTCGGGGTGCGGCGGCGCAATCGAGGCAACGCGGGACATGGACTGCGACGAGATGGTAGCAGTCGTGGTGATTCCCAACACCGAAGGCAACATCTGGCTGTACAAAAGCGAAGCAATCGCAATCGGCCATGCGCTGATCGCGCTGGCCAGTACCATTACGGACGGGACGTGACAATGAAGCCACCCAGAAACCAAGCCGACGTGCTGCGCTTGGCAAAGCGCCTGTACGGGCATCAAGCGGAGATCCGACACTGGCTGATCGGGGAAAAATTTCCGCAATGGGAAGTTTGGGCGTACAACGGCAACCTGATGCTGACGCGGAGCACGCTGTGCGGTCTTGGGCGCGCATTGCACCAAGACTACGAACGGCAGCAGGCGCGCAAGAAATGGGGTGCGGCAGCATGAGCGAACCACACGACATACACACTTCTGAATATGACCGTTTAGTAGCGCGGAACTGGCGCGAGATGGCAGTCAGACGCGCTTTGCGCTTGGCGCTGGCACAGTGGGCGGATGAACGGGAACTGTTCGATATTACAGACAATCCAATCGGCATTGTTGAAATGCGTACCGTGTCCGATCATTTAACGGTGCTGCTACCAAACGGCGAGACGTTCACATTTAGGATCGATGTGATATGAAACTATTGCCGGGCCATCCGGCCTTAAGCCAATGCCGTACCATTCATACCAAGATGGTTCGGAGTGTGCGCCCGGGCGAGAAGCCCTTGAAGCGGGGCTCCTCCAACAGTAAGATCGGCGGGCCGCGTGTCCTGATCGGCAAGTGGAAAGGGTTCCGCATGCTGTCATGCACGAACGAGGAGCGGGCCACCTGCCCCTTGACGTGCCAGCACAGAGCCGATTGCTACGGCAACAACATGCCGTTTGCGATTCGGTACCGAATCGATCAGCGCTGGTACGATGCGGTGTCTGCGCAGTTGTCGTATGAATGCGGCAAAGGTCCAGTCGCACTACGGCTCAAGGTGCTGGGCGATTTCTGCGGCCTAACGGAGATGACGTTCTGGCGCCAGCAAATGCGCCGGCATCGTAACCTGTATGTGTGGGGATTCACGGCGCACAAGGATGGCGGTATGCGGACCATACTGCGGGAGTTCGCCAAAGAGTTTACCAGTCGTTGGAGGATCCGAACAAGCGGCGCCGGCGACGTGCCGTGGGCAGCAAATGCGGAAGGCGGGCCGGGGTTTGTGTGCCCGGGTATTAGCAAAGGTCTGACGTGTGTAACATGCGGACTGTGCTGGTCTACCAGTAAGCCGGTTGTGTTTCCGGATCACTAGGTTTCGGGCACGCAGCTCCAAGCCACCAGACTGTTGCAGCACAACAACATAGAGCGGTTGACATTCGACAAAGGACGTGCTACTATGAATGCTCTCAAGTCGCTAATGCACAACATCGCCAAGATGTCAATCCCCAAACGCGCGCGCAAATTGGTAGGTCTTACAACTGCGGCTGACCGTATGGAGCTGTTCGAGGAACGGCGCCGCATTTTCAACCTACAGCGCGGCCATGCCCACCCGGCAATGGTGTCGGCGGCGAGACGGCACGGAATGGAGAAGAATTAGGATGGCCAGCAAGCCAAACTATGTTCTGCCGCAGTATGTTACCGATTCCATGCAGCCGCGCTGGGTGCTAGTACAGTGGCGCGAGACGAATGAATGGACCGTGGTCGGGCATACGGACAGGTCGCCGCGCAAGTATCGGCCCAGCGGCCTCTCCCGTGGAGCGTACTTTCATTACGGCGCGTATTCAAGCACACTCTGGAAGAAACCAGAGAGTACAAGCCCGTACGTGCGGGCGCACAAGATCGTCATCGCAAACACCAAACAGGAGGCAGAAAACCAATGTCAGATTCTCAACTCAAGCTCCAGATAGGCGAAGCCGAAATCCAAAACGCAATCGCGGTGGCTCTGGCCGAGGCCCTTTCTCCGGAGCGCAAAGACGCCATGATTCGTGATGTCGTTCGTGCCCACCTGACGGCAAAAGTTGACAGCTACGGGCGGGAAACGATTCTTGGCAAGACCATCGGAAACCTGCTGCGTGCCGAGGCCGAGAAGCAGGTGCGTGAAACTTTCGAAGACAAGATCGCGCCGAGGGTTCGCGGCATCGTACTGGACGCGCTGGGGCCGGCGTGGGTGGATGCCATTTGCGCGCAGTTGAAGACAGCCATTGCCAAGCGCATGGTTACCGGAATCACTGTGGATGTTACAGTGCTGGACGTGGATTAGTATGCCAAACTTCGGAACGTGGTGCGACCTATGCGAACGAGAGATCCGAGACGACAACGGCGGCCACGCGGACTGGTGCCCTGACAGCGACCACGATTATCCAGATCAGGAGGAACCATGTGTAAACCTGCAAGTATGATTCTGACGAAGGACGGCTGTTTCCACGATCCCGACAGCGACAGACACCAGCGAATCATCGAAATTCACAAACTCAACGCAGACGGCGCGCGGGGTCCGAACATCGTGCCGGTGGAGATTGTGCCCCCTAGAGAGAACTATTCACTACCGCTGGAATTGTGGGTGTTTAAAACTGACTGCGACGACGCAATCCTGCCCGACTGGTATACCAATGATCCAGTTGCCGCTGAATCCCGCGCCCGTGTTGGCCTGCTGGCGTGGGCTGCCGACCACATCAAGAGTGTAGGTGAGCAGGTTGTTGAGATAGGCCAAGAGCGTATTGCCGTCGGGGTATGCCGGCAGACAATCAACGGGGGCGGGGGCAGCGCCTACGGCAACGCTACGCAGACAATCAACGGGGGCCGGGGCTCCGCCTACGACAACGCTACGCAGACAGTCAACGGGGGCGCGGGCTACGCCTACGGCAACGCTACGCAGACAATCAACGGGGGCTGTGGCAACGTCTACAACAACGCTACGCAGACAATCAACGGGGGCCGGGGCTCCGCCTACGACAACGCTACGCAGACAGTCAACGGGGGCGAGGGCCGCGCCCACGACAACGCTACGCAGACAATCAACGGGGGCTGTGGCAACGTCTACAACAACGCTACGCAGACAATCAACGGGGGCTTGGGCTGCGCCTACGACAACGCTACGCAGACAATCAACGGGGGCCGGGGCTCCGCCTACGACAACGCTACGCAGACAGTCAACGGGGGCTTGGGCTGCGCCTACGACAACGCTACGCAGACACTCAACGGGGGCCGGGGCTACGCCTACGACAGCGCTACAGTGACTGACAATCGGTAGGGTCATGCGCAATTTGGAGGAACCATGCTGCACTTAATGTGTTGGCTATCCGGAAAGTGGGAATGGGCATGACAAACGATATCGAGCGCCGCGCCGCCGATGGGGAGGGGTGGGCTGCGGGAGAAGCGGATGAGGCGGATACTGAAAGCATACGTCTGCAAGGATCCCATTGGTGTGTGAAACACCAGTTTCATAACAACAATGGACTCATAGTGTTACAACGAAAGGACCAAACCGATGAGTGACCACCGTGGAGAAGAAAACATCATTGCTGTGCATCTGGCGGACGCAATCTTTCCGGCGCCGCACATGCTGCACGTGTTTCGACAGAACGGGGAATCCCGCGATACAGTTGTTGCTCAGGTGATACGTGGCGTAATTAAGTCCCAGGAAATGGCTAGTGACGCTAGTATCCACCGCAGCATGTATATCAGCGAAATAGTATCACACCTGACATACGATGTCGGGTACGTGATAGATGTTACTTACAAGAATCTGCCCCAGGAATCCGATGCGTGGTTCGTGAAGTTCACTGCGTATAGAACCGACAACGGCGAAGCAGACTTAGCCCGATGCCGTGGTGGGTTACTGGTGCGCGTTGAAGACAAAGAACTCAAATTCTACGGAGAAACTGGCATCTTCTGTGGGATGTCTGAGCTATTCCCACTTGCCAAGAAGTACAGAGTCTACTCCCCTCCGACGGCGCAGTTGCCAGAGGTTGTGTGGGTGTATTTCCACGAAAGCACTGGAAGGTGGCATTCGTTGCGGGACAGCCGGGGAGCCTAGCTGCTCCGGGTTACGTGGTACGTAAGGCATACGTCTGCAAGAATTAAGTATACTGATGTTAGCAAAGTTACAAACAAACGATAAACTAGCTAACATCAGTACAGTTACACTACAAAAAACAAGAAGGTTATGATCCATGCTACCAGATGCCAGCAACGAGGAGCTTGCTCCTAGCCCCATAGACCAATGCTCTATGACCATAGAGAAAATGACCGGCGGTCATGATGGTCTTTCGGAGCATGGGGGCTTGGTGCTAGCAATGCTGGAATGCCAGCAACCGCAAGACTTTGCGCCGACATGCTATGGGCCAGATGGCAAGCTTTTGCCGAATGACGAGGATTTGAGGTTGTTTTGTAAGTCTCTGTTCGAGGAGTTGGTGGATCCAGTAACAGCGAAGCGGCTGGCTAAGGAATTGGAGACGGCCGAGGCGCGGGAGGAGGCCAAGTGGAGGGAGCGCAACTAAGTGGTAAGCTCCAAGCCACCAGAGAGTTAGACGCGCATGCCCCTCGCGCTAAAATGCGTGGTTGACATGCTGGGCGAAATGGTGTACAGTTGTTGCTGACGAGGGGGAAAGGTCATGCGTAGAAACAACGCGGTGTTCTGGGGCGCCGGCGTAGGCGTCCTAGTTTCCGTCGTGCTCTGGGCGGGTTTCTGGGTGGCCGTCATTTGGGCGGTCGTGCATTTCGTTAAGAAGTTCTGGTGACGAAATGGGCATGTTCAACCACGAATCACAAGACTACAAGTCTTACGAAATTACAAAGCAGGATTTGGCTGCTAAAGCCGCGTATGATCGTGCCTGCGCCGAAGCAGAGCGCGAATACAACGTGGCCCTGCGGGAGCGCGAAAAGCTATCGTGGCCAGATTGGGTACAATCCGTGTTCAATGAATCGGCCACTGAAATTGACGCATTGCGCGTGCTTTGTAGGCTGGTAATAGCGTTGGAAAATGAAGACTACGATGATGACGATGCCCCGTATGGTAACAGCCAGATACACGACGTGGCCGTGCGAGCCGCGCAACTGAAAGGAAGTTCCTAAAATGGCTGACGACAACATCTTGCGCCCAGATTCCGAGCGCCGGAACGAGATCGAAAAGCGCCTTGAAGAACGCGCCAAGGCCGAGGAAGCTGACGAACGGTGCGTGCCGCCGGAAACCGGGCACACGGAGAAAGCTGCGGACAGCGAGATTCCGTTTGAGCTTTATGCCGCCATCGACCACGGCATCTTCGTTTACGTGCAGAAAGATGGCAAATTTGCTGCCCACATGCACCACATTCCGGATGCCGGGACGGCCCATGCGCTGCTATGCCGCGCGGAAGCAAAGATCCGAGCGATGATCACGGCCGACGCCACGGCCAAGCTGCTGGGATTGATGACTCGATGAGCCCTAACAGGGGCAAGCAAGCCGAGGTGTCCTTCACGCTGCTGTGCCTCCAGAAAGGATGGCAGATCTATGTGCCTGTGGTGTCAGATGGACCAGTTGATGCCGTCTTTGATCGCGGGGACGGCGTGCTGCTTCGCGGCCAGATCAAGTGCGGGCGGGTTGACCCGTCGCGTCCGGGCCATGTTCGCGTGGATTTGCGGCGCCACACGCCAGATCGGGCGTCGTATGGGCCGGGGATGATTGACGTTTTAGTGGTGCTGTACGAGGATCAGTTTTGGGTGGTGCCGTGGTCAGAAGTCGGGGATCGGCATTTGTCGATTCCGGCGGCCAGTGAGGGCTCGAAATATGGGGCTTGGAGGGTGGCATGATTGCAGTAATCTGTGCGTTCGTACTGATCGCGGCGCTGGCGGGGCATGCCGGGTACTTGCATAGCCAAGTGCGTAGGCTGCGGCGGCTTGATCGGCCCGCGCCGAAGTTGTTGTACTCGGACTTGTTCGCAAAGAGGCTGGACAAGGTAGAAGAAATGGTCAATGCGGTGTTCAAGCCGCAGTTTGTGTATACGCCAGCCAAGCCTGCATACCGGCTGATGACATTGGCCGAGCGGCGCCAGCAGGAAGAGCCCTGCACTGGAATCTGCCCCAAGTGCGGCGGAAAGCGGGTCGGGGGGCCGGCTGGCGCGGGGTTTGGAGAGTGTCTGGGATGCGCAGAGGAAAAGCTAGTGGATGACCTGCTGTACGGAGGCTGGATTGTGGGCCATTCAGATGTTTGTATGTGTTGTGATTGCTTTAGGGCGCGCACGGAGTTTAAGGTATTCACTGGGTATAACACATGACCAAGCCCCGGCGCATGTCGGACTTCGTCGGCGCGTCCCGGCCGTCTGGCACGCAGATGTGCTACCAGAACTGCCCGGAGTGCGGGGCGGGCAGCTGGAAGCTGTACGTGGCTCCGGCTACAGGCAAGTGGTTCTGCTTCAAGCATAATTCCGGCGGCATGGTGGCGGTAGACCTGCCCAGCACGGGCGCAGGCGCCGCAATTCTGGCGATGCTCGAGCCCCAGCCGGTGGAGCTTACATGGCGCGAGATCCAGCTACCAAACTGGACTCCCCTGTGCCCACGTGCCCTCCGATACTTGCTAAAACGCGGTGTTGGGAGCGGAGTCACCCGCCGGCTGGGACTCGTTGAAATGACTGACCGCATGCGGATCCTGTTTCCCTACCGGGACGACCGGGGTCAGATCGTGTGGTGGAACTCGCGGGCCTACACGTCGCTGGAAGAAGGCCCCAAGTACCTAGGCGCTCCGGGCCGGCATCCGTTGTACGTGCTTCCAGACTGGCGCCCGTCCCCGGACGTGGTGCTGGTGGAGGGTGTGCTGGATGCGGTTGCGGTCTGGCAGCATCTGCCGGGGGTCACGGCCGTGGCGCTGGGCGGCAAGTCGCTGCCCAAGTACCTAGAACTCGAACTTCTGGCGCTGGCCACCGGCCGCGTCAGCATAATGCTCGACAACGACGCCCTTGCGCACGCGTTGGGGCTGCAGATGAGGCTCCGGTCAGTGCGGGAAACAAGGGTGGTCCAGTTGCCGGCCGGCGAGGATCCGGCCAGCATGGGCGCCAAACTTCTGGAGGTGTGGTCATGAGTTTCAAGGTTGGGGACAAGGTGCTGCGCGGCAAGATCAAGGGAGTGGTTGTGGCGGTTGTTGGGCCCAGAGAGTGCCCGCAGTGCGTGGTGGAAGAGGCTCGGGCGCATCGCGCAGAAGACCGTAAGGGGATCAATTACGGGCATACAGAGCGAGAGAAGAGACCAGACGTAAGCTGCGTGGTGCGCGAAGGCAACAAGCTGCAGTGGCCCGCGTTTGGGGACTTGAAGTTGGCTGCTGCGCAGCCTGCCAAGCCCGCATTCGCAGTTGGCGACAACGTGCGCTGGACCAGTCAGGCCGGCGGGTACAAGAAGACGAAGCTTGGAAAGATTGTGGTTGTAGTTCCCCCGTCCACGCGGGCGCGGGATGTGCTGGTGGGATCCGTGTACAATGCGCGCGAGGGGTGTTTTGACGGGTTTTCCAAGCGCTTTACTGAGTCGTACATCGTGTCGACCGGTAGGACGCTGTACTGGCCCCGCGTGTGCCAGTTGGAAAAGATGGACGAAACGGGCCCGGTGAAGAGCGTGGCCATCAAGTCGGTGAATCCGCCCACTAAGAAGGAGCAGTTGGCGGTCATAGCCAATCTGCTTCGGGATCTGCGCAACCAGTACGTGTCGGTCGTGGCTAATACGCCGTTTGTGCCGGATGTTTTGCTGGCGGTAATCTGGCACCTCGAATCGGAGGCCAAGAAGTGAGCAAGAAGGTCGTATTCGTAATCGGAGTTCCGGGCGAGTACGCCTTACGCGGCGATTGCCTATCCGCTGCAGACGCCAAGCTCCTCGAATCAGTCGCCCTATTCGCGGACGTGGACGCGGACATCCTATTGGCCGTTGAGAATATTACATGCGCCGGCCAGCCGGACAAAGCCAGCATGAAGATCATCCGCGAAGAGCGGCCCCGCCTGATCGCGGCAATTACTGCGGCCAACCCGGAAGCGGTAATCTGCTTCGGGCCGGTGGCGGTCAAGGCCGTGTTCAATCGCGGGAACAAGGTCTTGGACGAGATGCTGCGCACGGCTCACAAAGTCGACGAACTCGTTGCCCCTGTGTACGTTACGCATTCACTGGAGCACGCCGCCGCCAAGCCCGGGGTCGGGCAGTGGCTTAGGTTTGACGTGCATGCCGCAGTAAACGGAATGGTGGAGACTACGTGGGGGGATTACAGCCTGCTGCTGCCGGACACCCAGCCGTGGGATCAGTGCCCCCCACACTTCCGCAATCTTACACTGCAGGAGGAGCCGGTTGTAGGGCTTGACCTTGAAACCTATCCCGGGTTATCGCCGTGGGACAAGGACGCACGGATTCGGATGTGTGTAATATCCGACAAGGTAGGGCGTGCCACCATTGTACAGGCCACACCGGATAGCCGACTGCCGAAGTGGCTTGTAGACATCATTGAGTGCCCGTCGATTGTGAAGGCCGGCTCGAATATCAAGTTCGACTATCGTTGGCTTCACAAGTTCGGCGTGACGATGACAAACATGCACGACACGTCGACCGCCCAGCACCTGATCGATGAGACGGATCCCTTCAAGGACTTGAAGTCCCTGACGTTCAGGTATTTGCCGAGGCTTGGTGACTACTCGAAGGCGCATCGAGCATTGGTAGGCGAGAGAGGCGGCTGGGAAAATGTCACGGACGAGGAAATGTACACGTACTGTGGGGCGGACGGTGAAGCGTCGGTTGCAGCTGCGCTGGAGCAGCGCGCCATCCACGCCCGGCGGGGTCTTGATGCTCCGTTCCATCTGTCCACTGATCTCTACCACGTGCTTGCGGAGATGGAAACCGCCGGCTGCCGAATCGATATGGCAGAAAACAGTCGACTTGATGGACGGTTCAAGGTTCAGCTATCGGCGCTTCGGGGTGAGATCTGCGAAGTCTTGGGCCCGATCAACCCAGCAAGCCCGGACCAGCTTGTCGAAGCGCTCGTGGCGACCATTCCCGATCTTGATCTCCGCAAGTACCAACTCAAGCGCCAGTTCTCCGGAACGAGCTACCAAGCGGGTCGCCACGAAGTCGGCGCGGATCTGGACGAGATCTTCTCCACGGAGAAGGCAATCCTCGAGCGGGAATCTGAGAAGCACCCCGTGATTGGGAAGATCCTGTTGTGGCGCCGGCTTGCCAAGCTACACGGCACGTACGTAGAGGGCATCGTGCCCAAGCTGGCAGACCATGGCGATGGCATGTACCTGCACACATCGTTTAGGTCTGACGTGACAGAGACGTACCGCCTATCGTCTCAGGGCCCGAACCTGCAGAACGTCCCGCGCAAACCTGATCCTGACGACTTGCACCCTATTCCGGAAGACTTGAACATCAAGCGCCAGTACGTGTCTCGGTTCCCGGGCGGGGTCATCATGGAGGGTGACCTTGCTCAGGCCGAGATACGGCTGGCGGCTATGATTTCCGGCGACAAAGCCATGCTGGGCGCCATCGAGTCCGGCGAGGACATCCATACGTCGATGGCGTCCAAGATGCTGTACAAGCTCACGAGTGCGGTGACCAAGCACGAGCGCCAGAACTGCAAGTCGCTTACGTTCTTGGTGCTCTACGGTGGTGGCGCCAACACGCTGGCGCGGAAGCTGGGAATCAGCAAGAACAAGGCGCTGGACCTGATACGCGCGTACTTCGCCGCCTTCAATGGACTCGACTTCAAGATTAACCAAGTCAAGGCCACGGTAAAGCGCGACCTATTGGTCCAGTCGATGTTCGGATACCGGCGCCGATTCGTGGCCCCGGAAATCTGGAATTCGTGGCCGGGGTGGCGGATCGAAAGACAGGCGTGGAATTTCCTTGTCCAGAACTCGGCAGCGTGCTGTGCGTTTGTGGCTATGGTTGACTTGCACAACAAGATGAAGGCGCTGGACCTCAAGAGCAAGATCATCCTGCAGGTGCATGACTCCATTGTCGTGGACACGCACCCAAGCGAAGTTGGCGCGGTTAGCCGGCTGCTGAAAGCCAGCCTGTCAGACCCAATGACCAAGAAATACGGGGTCGAACTGACCGTGCCCATGAGTGCCGACATCGAAGTGGGCCCCAATTGGGGCGAGAAGAAAGCGGTTGACATCTAGCGGCAGGCATGCTAGAATTGCCGAGCTTCAAATTTTGGAAAGGGGGTTCAAAGTGGTGGAAACAAAGAAGTCGTTGAGTCTGGTGATGATAGAATGGACAGATTCCTATTCGGTAGGGGATTCTGTCTGGGTTAAAGCTTCCGAATTGGAAGGCGTACCGGTCCCTAACCCGCACTATTCCGTGGGTTGGGTGTTAGCGCGCAGTGCGGAAGCCATTACGCTGGTACCCCATGTGGGGGTGTATGCTGGAGAAGTGGTTTCCACGTGCGGCAATCTAACCATACCTGTGTGTAGCATCAGTTGCATCACAAAAATAGCGGCGCCGCGCGGTCTACGTTTGACTAAGTAAAGGAGCCCCCCAAATGGCAGGTATCAGTCGTCCGGTCTTCAATCTCAACGTGTCGGCCAGCAAGAAGATGACGGACTCCAAGTCCATCTTCCTTGACATCAAGCCGGACACAGCAGTGCGCCTTCGGATTCTGCCGCCTACCACCGAGGACGGCTCCCTGTTCACGAAGGTGTTGAATCACTTCAAGCTCAAGAATCCCGAAGGCGGGGGCATGGCGCTGGCATGCCTGCGCGAACATGGCGAAGAAGGCGAGATCTGCTACCTGTGCCAGCTTCTGGAGTTTCTGAAGAAGAGCAAGGACAAGACCGACCAGAAGATCGGCAAGGAACTCTACGCGAATCCTCGCTGGTACGTGCAGGCGTATCTGGCGGAAAAGGACGAGGAGCAGAAGCTGGCGTACAGGGGTCCGTTCCTTGTTGGCCTGTCCAAGACGACGGCCGACCAGTTGAATGGCTTCCTGAACATGCAGCAGGCTGCCGGCGACGACTTCTTCTGCGACCCGGACAAGGGGCAGGATGTCATGATCTCGCGCCATGGCTCCGGCATGAACACGAAGTACGTTGCCATGCTCACCGGCCAGAAGGCGTCGCTGGACGTAGTCATGCCGACGTGGGATAAGCCGGGGTCTGGCAAGCTCATTACGGATGTGCTGGCTGCACTCGAATTGAAAATCGAGGATGCCGATGGCCAGCGCAAGGCGGCCCTGCGCTCGTATCCTGATGAGATCGACTGGACTACCGTGAACGAGGCTATTACGATCTAAAAGGCAGGCCCCCTACCGAGGCGTACTCTGCAGGGTCAGAGGGCGGGTGGATCGTGTCTTAATCATGGAGGAGCGGGCCACGAGGTAGGTAGAAGGGCGAGTGAAAGGAATTGGCAGCAAACACGGCGCGCGGGGCTCATTCACCCGCTGGGAAAGAGGATGCGTTGCTGGAGGAGAAGTTCCCGGGGCTTGAACACCAGCTTTGCTGCCATTACGCCGAAAGGAATACATGGATCCCATCAAACAGATGTACGCAAACCGGGATGCTGTGGCCCGGGACAAGGCGTCACGGCACTCCCGGCCACCCCAGCGCTTCCGTGCCAGCGAGGTCCACGACTGCGCGCGCAAGATCTACTACCGACTGTCAGGGTATGCGCCGGCTCCCCGGTACGCAATCGATGACGACTACGGCATCGACGGGGACATGCAGCACGACGTGGTGCGCTGGCTTATGAGCCAGTGGGGTGTTCCGCTGCAGGGGCTGGACGTGGATGAGGCCGGCAAGATCAAGGAGCAAGCATCACGCATCAAGTCGTTCGCCGTCGACGATCTGGCATTCGACGTGACCGGCCGCATCGACGGAGAGATCAAGGTCGATGACGAATGGATGCTGCTGGAGATCAAGTCGGTTGGGTACTGGCCGTACAAGTACATGCAGGACGCCTTCATTGCCGGCGGGCAGGAAGCCCTTACCGAGCGCATCATGTCCAGTTCCGCGAGTGCCGGGTACATCGACCAGATGCACGTGTGCATGGCGATCTACGACATGCGCAAAGGTTACTTACTGGTGAAGGACCGTTCGGGGTGCAAGACTGGAATCCACAATACAAAGACTGGTGACTGTGCCGGTGGAATGGTTGTGGAATGGGATCAAGAACGGTGGGATACGATCCTAAAACGGCTGCACATGATCCGTATCAAGGTTAATACGGGCGTGCCCCCGCTTGCGGGATTCCCGCCGGGCTCTGACGACTGCAAGCTGCGGTGCCCGTTCGTGTACCTGTGCCACGACGCCGACAAGAGGCGCCAGCGCGGGCTCGAGCCGGCCGTTGTGTATCCAGACCCGCTTGTGCAAATCGACCAAGCCCCGGAGGTAGCGCCTTGAACATCTTGGCACTTGGTGGCCGAATGGGTGCCGGCAAGACGACGCTGGCACAGTACTTGCGGGACAAGCACCAGTTCCATCTGCTGTCCCTAGCTGCCCCGCTCAAGCGGGACATTGTGAAGATGGGATTCCCGGAGAAGATGGTGTACGTCGAAAAGCCGGACCCCATCCGTGCCCTAATGCAGGCGTATGAGCAGGCGTGGCGGCACATCGACAAGGACCATTGGCTGGATCTTCTGTGCCGGCAGATCGAGGAAATCAAGACGCGCTACAACACGCCGTCGTTGTTCGGCAACCGCCTCAGCACCCCGTTCATCGTCATTGACAACATGCGTTTTAGGAACGAGTTGCAGGCCATGGAGGATCTGGGGGCCCACACCGTGCGCGTGGTCAAGGCCAGCCCTATGGTCAATGACAGCTTCGTAGGTGTGCGCGGTGACGCGTCCGAAATGGATTTGAACAGCGCGCAGTTCCACTCCACAATTTCGGCCGAGCCCGGCGAACTGGCATCCTTGCGCGCGCAGGCCGAGGATCTGCTGTCACGATTGGGGTGGGTGTAATGGTAGACATTGTGATCCCGGCGTGGAACAACCACAACTTGACCGGCGCCTGTGTCATGTCCATTAAGCAGCACACCGACGTGCCGTTTCGGATCATCATTGTGGACGACGGCTCGGACCCCGCGTACGAGGGCGGATTCCCCGGTACGTTTGACGTTGTGAGGCTGGATAGCAATTCCGGGTTCACGGCGGCGGTCAATGCCGGTATCGAGTTTAGTGACGCCGAGTACGTGTGCGTCTTAAACAATGACGTGCTTGTTACGCCGGGGTGGCTATATGCAATGCTGGAGCACGTATACAACTACCCAAACATCGGCATGCTGGTACCTACTCAGCAGCATATGGGCGGCAGAACGTGCGCCCTGTTCAACGACGGAAACGTGGTGCTGGAAACTGTGCGCTATGCGCCAGCGTTCTGTGCGCTGTTCCGCAGGTCAACGCTGGATGCGGTAGGCACGTTCGACCCAGCCATCGGCAAAAACGGGGTTTCGGATCTGGACATGTGCATGAAGATCCGCGAATCAGGGCGCGATGTCGCAATTGCTCGTGACGTGTACCTACATCATTTGGGGCAGTGCTCCATTAAGCTCACGGAGGAGTGGAAGACCGGCGAGTACCAGCGTGTGAATTACAACGAGCTTCCTACTCTTCGCGCCAAGTGGGGCAATGCGGCCGTGGATGAAATGCTGACCAAGGCGTTGGTTCCGCTGACGCGGCACGACTACGCTGGTGTCATCAAATGAAGCCGGTGTACTCGGTGCCGCATCGCTACGCGGCGCGCTGGAAGGCCATGATGGCCGGCAAGTCCCGAGTGGCTGCCATCAACATGTTCTGCCTGCAGTGCGTGGCGTTCGTGCCGTCCGAAGTTCGCAAGTGTACCGCGAGGGACTGCCCCCTGTACAAGTGGCGCCCGCGCCGGAAGGATGGGGACGACTGATGGATAGGCTGCAGGCAGCGGTGATAGCGGCCCTTCTAACCAAGGATGGATGGTCCAGCTTCGGCAGCGCGCTGTCCGAGGATGTCTTCAACGACGCGGACACGCGGGCCCTGTACATGGCGCTCGTTCGGCTGCACCCCCAGACCGGCAGCGATCTGACGTACGAATTGCTGGGTCTTGACATCATGGCCACCTACGGCGGTCGTGGCCGTGGCCCAGAACTTCTTGAGAAGGTGCAATTACTCGCGGCCATGCCGCAGGAGGACGCCGATGTCGTTAGGCAAGCTGTCGCGCGCTTTGCGTCGCGGGAACTATCGCTCCAAGCTGCAAGATATATCGCATCGAGGGCCGACGGTGATTCCTACGATGTCAACCATGCGCAGGCTCTACTTGACCGCGCCGTGGACCTCTCTTCTGGCGTCGACACGTCAGTCATTGATTTTGACGGAGCAGATCTACCGGGAGAGGATGACTATCGGTCAGGTCTGGTTCCTACTGGTCTATCGTCTGAACTTGATTCTTGTCTCGCTGGTGGGTACGCTGCAGGTGAGCTTCTTACTTTGTTGGCACCTCCTGCTCGCGGCAAGACTTCCTATCTATGGGCTATACTCGCGTCGGCGGTGCGCCAAGGCCGCAATGGGCTTGGCATCACCCTCGAAATCAGTGTCCCGAAGTGCATCCGCCGTGTCGACCAATGGCTTACGGGGTTCACGCCGGATGAACTGATCATGAACCGAGCGGCTGTAGCTGCCAGCCGCAAGCTCCTAGCCGGCCAAATCTGGGTCAAGGATTGGGCATACAAGGGCATCACCGCCGACGACATCAAGGCGCTGGTGACTCGGATGCGCCAGAAGGGCCAGAAGGTCGACGTAATCATGGTCGATTATCTGGAGCACATGGCGCCCATCGTCAAGCGCCGGGAGGAGCGGCTGGCATACGGGCAGACGTGCAAAGAACTCCGCATGCTGGCGCAGGATCTGGACGTTGGGATCATCACGGCGTGGCAAGTAAACAGGGCCGGCAGCGATTCACACGTGCTGACACAGAAGGATGTGTCTGAGTCGTGGGAGGTTGTTAAGCACAGCGACATAATCCTCGGGCTTAATCAGAATGACGAGGAATTACTTAATAAGGTTCTGCGGGTCAACATCATCAAGCAGCGGGAAGGCACCGTGCGCAAGATGTTTTACCTGCATTCCGATCTTGACCGCATGGTCATACACAAGCTGGAGAATCCTGTAAACGAAGACGAGCCGGTGCCGGTTCACGCGGTGGACAATATGCCCGGAAACGGGAGAGCACACGCGGAGGGAAGGAAATTGACGTTGTCCGATACTTCCCACGGCACCGGCCCCAAGGAGTTCCAATGAAAACCCGATGGGTTGTGGGTATAGACCCCGGGTTCGGCATGACGGGTGTCGTGTTGCGCCGGGAGGATTCGCGGGAAGTGACTGCGTGGGCGTGCTATTGCCTGCCTCGTGAGAACGCCCCGGGGGCACAGGTGCTGCGGTCGGCCAGTCTGGCGCAGGCGGTGGCGGACTGCATCAGCGGCTGGATTATTGAGCACGAAATCGTGGTGCTGGAGGTGTGTATTGAGTTGCCCATCTACAAACATAACGCCGCCATCCTGATCCTGCAAATCCGGCTGTTCGAGGACATCGAGCAGGCCATGGCGCAGATGATCGTGGCACAGGTTGAGCAGTTGTGGCTTACGGAGATGTACCCAGCCACATCCAAAGCCCTGCTAACCGGCAATGGAGCCGCGAACAAGCGCCAGATGATACTGGCATCGCCATTTGCCGGGCTGGCCGAGGTGCAGGAAATCAAGGAAGCAATTGCTGACGCGTACGCGCACAGCTTGTCCGCCGGAAAGCACCAGTACGATCTTACAAGCATGAAAATGGTAGTCGTCGAGGCGTCTGCCGAAGGAAAGGGGGCAACCGATGGCGAAGATGGATCGTAAGCACAAGGAGCTGGTACTTCGAACCGTCGCCGGAATCGAGGCGCTCGGGCTGGAGTTCTTGGGGGAACGATTCGCAATTCTGCGGGATCCCTCGGACGACGTTTCCAAGGGCGGTATCATTATTCCGGACGAGGCCAAGAGGAGTTTGCCGAAGGGTACTGTTGTGGCTGTGGGTTCTGGTGCTGATTTCGACCGGGACGAACTGCGTACCTACGCGTGCAAGGTGCTCGACCGGGTGCTGTTTACAAAGTACGGTGGCAACACATTCAAGGTCACGCTGCCAGACGACACGGATGTCGAACTGGAACTGATCAGCGTGATAGACGTGTACATCAAGGTTGGGAGCTTGGCATGAGGCGCTGGTGGTTGACTATTCTACTGAACTTGATCATCGTGTCAAGTATAGTAATAGGATGCTCCAAGTCCCGAGCACCAGCACCAATTCCCCCGGCACCTGCGGACTCGTCCATCGGAATCGTGCTGGTGGGTAGGGATGACTGGAATCCTACGTCTAGACAAGACCATTGGCGGTGGACTATACCAGATACCGCGTACGGAAACGCGGAGTATTACACCGTCGAGTACAGATTTTGGGGTGGAGAGTGGCGGCACTTGGGCACTACGGCTACTAACTCGGTACTGGTTCCGCAAAGGTATTCTCCATACCAGATACGAGTTACCGCGTATTTTGGAAAGAGACTGTGGCTAGATCCGCCGTCGGCTGGGATAGGCGCAGCCAGCATGCCATCCAATTGGGTGGAGCGTTACACCAGACCCGTAGAAAGGGCGCACAATGAAGAAGTCAAGCGTTGAGGTTAAGGAAGGGCAGATTTGGAGCACGCTCCTAAAGGTGGAGTTCGTGATTCTGCACGTCGAACCCAACCATGTGGTCGCCAAGACCCGGAATCTGGCCAGCGGTAACAAGGAAATCCTTGTGCATATGGCCAAGTTTTCCAGCGGCGAACTGGTGTTCAAGGGCAACCAGCGGGGCAAGCGCGCGGCCATCTACACGGCCACTATGGGTGCCAGCGCCAACATGCTGAAGACCGGTCGTGCCCCCAAGGAGTTCACGCTGTGACTAGAGTTTCGCACATGACAGCCGAAGTGCCGGAGTACTTGAAGGACGACGTGGCCAAACCGCTGGACGTGTACATCATCGAGCTTTTGAGCGATGTAAATCCGGCCATGCACATGACCATGTTGACCTCATTTGCGGCCCGCAAGGTGTACTACGGGCACTGGTCCATTACCGGCGCGAACCTTGAGCTTAGAAGGGCCGTCAGCAAGTGCCCAGTGAAGCGATGGTGGTTGGGGCTGCGCTTGCGGGCGTACAGGAGACTTCCCAATCGGGCCATGAATTTCTGGAACACAACGGCCACGGTCAACGAGTTCGCTTCCATGGAAGCTGCTAGGGAAGCCGCCATCGCCGGACGCATCATTAGGCTGTAAGCTTCTATCGCCCAAAAAGAAGGCCCCGTACTTATCACTAGGTACGGGGCCTTTTGCGTTATCTAGTAGCTATCGCGCCCATGTACACGGCGCCAGCGGTCAACAGGATGTCCTTGATTCTATCCCACGAACTGGACTTGCTGGCGGCCAGCACCCGCTCGTAGGACGCAGCATCTGACGCCAGCCGTCCGCGCCAGAACCTCTCATTGGTGGTAAGATTGCTGTCCATCTCCGCGAGCGCCGCATCCCGGTACGCGATGATGAGGTCAAGGCTGTCGATTACCGCCGTCGCCCGCACCAGCATCGACTCCGGCACCAGCACCGAGTCCGGCGGCGCCTCCGCGCTCGAGCCGGCTGGCCAGATCAGCAGCAGCATCGCCAGTGTGAGGACGAGCGGCCAGTGCGGCCTTGGCTTCGGCTTCGGCCAGCTTGCGGCGGGCTGCCTGCGTATTGTGAAGAGCCGCTTGGTAATTTTCGCGGAGTTTCCGATCTTCCTCACGGCGCTTCTCCTCTTCCTTGATCTTGATATTGCTGCTAACCTTGCGCCCACCGAGAATCCCCAGCAGGAACAG